ATCAAGGCCAACTTCCTGATTTATGGACGTTCCGTCTTCGTGCTGCATTGCCTGGAAAATTGGACCGGCTTCCATGCACACCGAAACTTGGACCGGCTTCCATGCACACCGAAACTCGGACCGCGGATCTGGGAGAAATAACAAGGGCACGCTCATCGTGCAGGATTCCAACCTGCGGCTGCCGCGGCTTTTCCGGGGTTCCGTACTTGCCTAAGCAGCGCGATGCCCGCTGGCTTTGGGCAGACCGAACCGCACGTATTCCGCAGTCCGGTTTCGGTTCTCAAAGGAACCTCTCGCCCAACAATGATCGTGCCCGAGCACATTTCGTGCCCAGGGCACATTATCGCCCATCACGATGATCGAACAACTCCAGCAGCTCTGCACCGTAACCTGGGACGGCAACGTGATCAGCAAGCGCTATCGTGACCAGCTCGTCGAGGCCGGCTATGCGAAAGAGATGAATGGCTTCAACTTCATCACCGAAAACGGGCTGATAGTGCTCAACAATCTCCATCTGCTTCCGAAGACCGTGAAGGCGTGAGGGTGCTGAGACGCAATACGCATGTGGATCTTGCCACCGGTAGGCGGACGGACCAATTGATCGGTGATGGGCAAGTTGTAGATGTACCGCAGCAATTGTCGATTACAGCCAAGGATTTGGAGTTCCTACAGTCGCGCGAATTCTCTGGCGCTGAGATCGTCGGCTTTCCACCCGCGACCGCAGCGCCGAAATGGATTCGCTTCGTTCCCACACCTTCCACTGGAAAGACAGAGCGTTGGGAAGTTGAAACGTTGACGGGAAATCTACTCGGCCATGTTCGCTGGCACGGCGCCTGGCGGCAATATGCCTTCGATTCCCTGTTATCCGTCTACGAACCGCGATGCCTCCGTGATATCGCCAATTTTTGCGAAACGAAGACTCGCGAGTATCGGAAGAATTGGAAGACGCGAAAGTGAATTTGTTGCGATGGCTTAAGTGGCGCTGGTGGGACCGGGTATCACTAGCGACAGCTGTGCGTCACGGAGTTCCTTTGGAAGCGTGGGAAGGTTACATCGCTAAATGGAAGGCCAGAGAACCTCAACTTTGGAGCTGACACACTTAATCGATCGAGGGCAGATGCTTCGTTTGCCCCCTCACACTCGTGAAATAGTCGGCTCTCGAAAAGGCCGCGCAACCGGGAGTCTCCTCGTCGACCGAAGCGCGGCCTTTTTTTCAGAATAATGGTTAGCGACGTTCCAGTGACGGATCGATTTTACGTTTCCGAGATTCTCCTCTGCCCTCTCTGTGTATCGCCGCTCGAAAGGCGCCCTCGGATCGCGCAGCCAGGGTCGCTGAAGTTCGTTCATCCGACATCTGCTTGCGAACGTAGTGGCAAGAGCTATTACTGTCCGGGAATCGATCTTCAGGAAATGCCAAAGGAATTCCAGTGATCGCGGAAAATCGACACTTTTCGGAATTGAGGAAAAACCCTGTCATAGAGGCTTGGATTGCCGAGTATCAAAAGGCTCCCCTCTTAAGGACGATTCCCGACTGTTGGCGATGTGGCTGGCCGCACAACGAACGCCTAATGTGCGGATCCGGATCTACGTTCGGCCAGGTCCGGCTCGGTGGCACGACCTACTATATCGACGCCTCCAACGTCGAGTTCATGCTGCAATTTGTGGAGAAACTCGGCCCCGGATTTCATTGGCGGGGCGAAGTTTACTTCGACGTGCGCAAAGGGAAAGTAGTTATCAGCCACGTGGAAGCCTACAACAACTGCCCGCACGTAAAAACATGGGAGATTACGTTGGGCGAATGGCAGTCGATTGTGGAATCTGTCTCGTCGAAGCTACCAAACGGAGGAACCTTAAGATGCACTACTCAAACGGAAGAGCTGCCAAAGCTGGCGATCTAGTACGCGGCAAGGGTTACAACATCAAGCACGAGATCGTTGGACTTCTCGTGTACGCGAATCCCGGCGCTAGTGCCTGCAACTGCAAAGTTGCGACTGTGACAAAAGGGTCACCAGTTCTGAATAGCGCTTATGCCGAGCAGACCGCTAACGATTCGATTTTCTTGAGTCACGAAGGCGCGCCGAGTCTCTACCAGGTGATCGCGACGCTCGAGTACGGCCAGCTCGACGCATTCGTGGCGATCGATCCAGCAACAGGCGACGTCCTGCCGGCGGAGTAGTTTTGCTCACCGTCTTTTCTACTTTGCCAGTGAAAGTGAAGGTCGCCGTTGGCCGGTTTGATAGTAATAGCCACGGCCCGCTTGATGGGAAGACGGGCTTCCTCAGCTTCTGCGCGATCCGTGGACCAAAGCTTAAGCACGTGAGGTTGACAGTTCATGCGCCAAGCACAGGGCATCGATTCATTCTCTACTTCCCTTCAGGCGCTTGGTGGCATCTAGATTTCTACTCTGATCGTCGACGATTTCCGTCCGACGTTCTCCGCAAAGCATAAAGAGCTCCTTTGCCCAATGCAGCACCGAGCATCTGCCGCGACTGCAATCGATCCGCCCGCATCGGCTCGCCTTATTGTGAATCACATCAGACCAACAACCGCGCTAGTGAAGAGAGCCGCGAGCGAAACCAGCGCCGACGTAATAGCGAGCTCAAGCGCCTTTACGACTGCGCAGCCTGGCGCAAACAAACGGTCCCGTTCATCCTCGCGCGAGATCCGCTTTGCCAACTCGCTCTCGTGTGCGAAGGCAACGCAGCATCGACCGACGTTGACCACATCATCCGCGCCGAGATCTACATCGCCGAGCACGACGGCGATCGACTCACCTTCTACGATCGCGACAACCTCCGCGGCGTCTGCCACTCGTGCCACAGCCGCAAGACAGTGCTCGAAGAGCGCGGGCAGTGGCAAGAGCCGAAGCGCGCGGCCGGCTCGGCCGGCGGCCCGATTTCGGCGGTACTCCCAAGGCCATGAATTTTCAAAGAAAATTGTCTTTCTCGATCCTCGCAGCAACAGGGGGGGCGGCCAAAATCTCTGGCGCCGCCGCGGCGCCGACCGCAACGCAGCCACACACACATTTTCGCAGCAAAAGAATTTTTCAGTTTTGAACCGTTTTTGAGCTTTTAAGTCGATGGGCGGAAAAGGATCCGGCGGAAAGAACCGCAAACCGGCAGCGATCAAGAAAGCTGAAGGCAACCGCGGTAAGAGGAAGTCAAAGTCATCGGTGACGCCCACTCTTCCGGGCGAGCCAGCGATGCCGGCATTCATGACACCGCGAATGAAAGCGGTCTGGAAGATCATGGTTCCAATTCTGAAGGAAAAAGGCGTACTCACCACAGACTGCGGAATCGCCCTTGGAACTCTCTGTTCTTCCTTCGTGCATTTCAGCGTGGCCGACGTCGACGTCGCCCACCGCGAAGAGAAAATCGACCTTAGGAAACGGCAACTCGACGAGCTCGAAACCGAGATTGAGATTCTCTCGAAGCATCTTGGCGCGGCCGTTCGACGACGCAGCGACCTGCTCCGCCATCTGCGGGCAGCCTACCAGTCGTTTGGGCTCGATCCGTCATCCTCCAGTTCCGGCCCCGCGGATCCAAAAACTCCCGCCCAGATGAAGAACAGGTTCGATCAGATCCTCAGCTCCCAGAGCGACAAAGACGAAGTTGTGAACTAAAAAGTGATTCGCCACCAAACATCCTGGAAGACGTCGGCCGCCGAGGTCCTTCTCGCGAAGCATTGTAAGCGGATCCCGACCGTAGGCCGTTATTGCCTCGACGTCCTGACCGGGAACATCGCGGCCGGGCGAATGGTTTTTCTCGCCGTAGAGCGATTCCTGAAGGATCTTCAACGCAGCGAAGCGAAGGACCCGGCATTCCCCTATTACTTCGACCAGGGCGGCGCCGTCTCGATCATCAAGTATTTCAGAGACCTCTGCCCATTCAATCTCGTTCCGTTTCAGCAGTTCATCGCGGGGAATCTGTTCGGCTGGAAAAAAGTCGGCGTCGAATGCGAGATTCACCCGAACGGCCACCGGCGGTTTCAGACGGCCTACATTGAAATCGGAAAAGGTAGTGGCAAGACGCCGTTCGCCGCTGGGATCGGAACCTATGGAACCTGCGCAGACGGTGAGCCTGCCGCGGAAGTTTATGTCGCGGCTCCGTCGAAGGAGCAAGCGGCCGTTTGCTTCCGCGATGCGGTGCGTATTGTCGATGGCGACGATAACCATACGGAGCTTCACAGGATCTTTAAAAAGTTCGGCTGTTCGCACAAGATGCTCTCCGGAAACCTTTCCGCCGGCACCTCGTTCATGCGCCCAGTTTCGGCCGAGCACAAGACCCTCGATGGACCTCGGCCGCACATGGTGATCGCCGACGAAGTGCACGAACACCCGAATACGATCGTGCTCGACAAACTCACCGCCGGATTCAAGGCTCGACACCAGCCGATGTCGATCGAGATCACCAACTCCGGATTCGACCGAGAGACAATCTGCTTCTATCACCACGATTACAGCCGGCAGGTGCTTGAGGGGATCGTGACCAACGAGGGTTGGTTTGCTTTCGTGTGCCAACTGGATGTTTGCGAGGAATGCCGCGCGAAGGGCAAAGAACAGCCGAGCTGCGACCAGTGCGATTCCTGGCTCGATCCGGACGTCTGGATCAAACCGAATCCTGGTCTGGGCACAATTCTTCAAATCGAGTATCTCGAAAAGCAGGTAAAGGAAGCGCTGGAAATGCCTGCTACGGCCAGCCTGAAACAGCGCCTCAACTTCTGCATCTGGACCCAATCGGAGTCCCGCGCGATCTCGCCCGATCAGTGGAGGCAATGCGCCGGCGAGGGATCGGCCGACCCGGTGGCCTGGCGCGCCGCGCAACTCGAGGCGCTCAAGGGAAAGAGTTGCGTAGGGGCAATGGATCTCGCTTCTACGATGGACATCGCGGCCACCGCTTTCTTTTTCCCCAAGCAGGATGGAGTCCCAAACACGGTCCTGTTGCCGTTCTTCTTCATTCCGGCGGCGGCCGCTGAACAGCACGTAATGAAGAACCGCGTACCTATCGATCTCTGGGTGAAGCAAGGCTTCATCTCTGAAACTCCCGGGAATGTCGTCGACTACGACTTTATCCAGGCCCACATCAAGCAAATGGGGGAGAACTACGATGTCGGCGAGATCGGCTTCGATCCGTGGAACGCTCAGGATCTCACGACGCGCCTGCTTCGCGACGGATTCAAGATGGTCAAGCACCCTCAGACTCTCGAAAAGCTAAGCGAGCCGACTAAGCACTTGTTAAAGATGATCGCGGGATCCGAATTCGAGCACGGCAACAATCCCGTGCTCGCCTGGATGGCCGACAACCTGGTGACGTGGTCCGACGCCTCGGGTAGTCTACGCCCGATCAAACCGAACAGTCCTAACTCTCCGAAGAAAATTGACGGCATGGTCGCAGCAATCATGGCCGATTCCCGCATGAGCGCGAATCCCGAGCCTGACCCGGAAAGCAGCCGGCCGTTTTTCGTATGAAACTTTTGCGCAAGCTGGATCCATTCGACGCGCTGCACATCGCGGGTCTTGGCGCCATCGTGTGGGGTGTCTGGCAGATCCATCACCCCTCGGCGTGGATCGTGGCTGGTCTGGCAGCGGCCTCGTATTCGTTTCTGGCATCTGCCGGCCGGAGGCACCTGGAACCATGAGAACCAACATCCGCCTGCAAGTAATTTTGCGTGACAACAAGCGAGTCTCGAAGATCGTGCGCACCCCTCCGGGAAGAGTGTTCACGGAATCCGGGATTGAGAGCGTGCTTCGTTCGGAAGCGGAGATGGTAGAGAAGTTTTTCCCCGGCCGCGAGTTTCGCATGGTCCCTCTCTCCGGCGGAACATTCAACTTTGTCGAAATCGCGAAAGAGAAAGAGGCGGAGGTGGCTTCCTAGATGGCCATCCTGCGCAACCTGTTCGATGGTGCGATGCAGATACGCGCCGACCTGGGCGGCACGCCGGCGCCCTGGGACGATTTCTGGTATCAGCCGATCGGTACCAGGTCGGCGAGCGGTATTCGGGTAACTCCGGAGTCGGCAAAGCAAGTCTCCACAGTTCTGGCGTGCGTCAACAAAATCGCCAAGACGTTGGCAATGCTGCCGCTGAAGATTTACACGGAGATGCCGGATGGCGGGAAAAAGGTAGCTCGCACTGATCCGCTATTCGACGTTCTATATTTACGGCCCAACAACCTACAGACGCCCTTTGAGTGGCGGCAGATGATGCAGGGCCATCTGGAACTCCGGGGCAATTCCTACTCTGAAATCATTCCTGGGAAGAAACGGGCCGTCGATCAGTTGCTTCCGATGCACCCGGATCGGGTAAACCCCGAGCAGTTGCAGAGCGGGCGAATCCGGTATCGCTACAACGACCCACTGACCGGAACCGATCGCTTCCTGGCGCAGGAGCAGGTTTTTCACCTGCGCAACTTCATGGACAATGGAATCGAGGGCCAATCCACGGTGACCATGGCCACCGACACGATCGGTCTGTCCCTGGCGGCGCAGGACAACTTCGGGCGGTTTCTAAAAAACGATTCCCGCGCGCAAAGTGTGCTCACTGGCGCCCAGTTCAAGACCAAACAGGACAAACTGTCATTCCGCGAGGATTGGCAGGAACAGCACACGGGAGAGAACCGTTACAAGGTAGCGGTGCTCCCCCCGGGCATGGATATCAAAACGATCGGAGTTACTCAGAAGGACGCACAGCTTCTCGATGCACGGAAGTTCAGTCGAATCGAGATCTGCTCTCTCTTCGACGTGCCGCCCCACCTGATCGGCGAAACCGAAAAGACCGCGACTTACGCCAGCGTGGAGCAGTTCAACATCCTCTTCGTAACCTTCTGTATTCTGCCGCGGATGGTTCTCTGGGAACAAAAGATTCAACAGCAGCTGATGTGTCGCGACGCAAACTTTCCTAAATTTTCGATCAACGCCCTGCTGCGCGGCGATACGGCCGCACGATTCAACGCCTATAAAATCGCGATCCAAAACGGCTGGATGTCGCAGAACGACGTGTGTATCGCCGAGGATTTGAACCCAATCCCAGATGGCGACAACTATTGGCGCCCGCTCAACTGGGCTCGTCTCGGCGACGTGCATACATCCGTAAAGCCGGCCAAGAACGACGATCCAGATGCGCAATCCACCACCGGCGGACAGGCGGCCAAGGTAGACGATCGTCTCCGCCTTCTCGCAATTGCTGGCGCCGAGCGTTGTGTGCGCAAAGAAGAAGGGGCCGCGCGGCGCATGGCGGAGCGTGGCAGTTCGCGCGCGGAGATTCACGAGTTTTACCGCGATCACGCGGAGTTCATCGGCAAGGTTCTGAAGATCACGCCGGAAAAGGCGCAAGCATACTGCGAACGAAGGGCCAACAACTCTTCCCTGCCGGACCGTGATTCCTCGATTGTGGAATTGACGACGCTCGCCCTGGGAGGCCTTCAGTAAATGCGCATCATCTTCGAGGTTCCCGATTTGTCGGTGACGAGGCGCGCGGCTGCTCGGCAAATAGCTGCGCTCGAAAAAGCTGGCGTAATTAGGCAGATTGCTTTTGATCCGTGGGCTGAGATTGCAACGATTCATGAACTAAAGAATCTTGGATTCCCCGCGGCCAAACTAACAGAAGTAAGGCTCACGTCGAAGCAGAAGCATCTTCTTTCGCCACTTCCATCTGGAGGCATTCAGTGAAAGGCAACTTAGATGTCATCAAGGCTCTCGAAGCGGCGGCCGCGCAGGAAGCCCACCTCAATCTCCAGTATCGACTCGACGCCCGATCTTTGAAGTTCATGGGGCTGAAGAAGCTCACTTGCAAAATGAAGAAATTCGGCGACGGCGCCCACTGCTTTCTCAAGCTCCTCACCGATCGGACTCTCTTTCTCGGTGGAGATCCCGGATACGATATCGCTCCCGTCGTCGAGCAGACCAGCGTCACAGCGTTGCTGAAGAACGCGCTGGCCCTTGAAATGGCGGTTGTCGATCCCTATGAGCAGAACGTTCAGCTCTCGATGAAGGCTCTCGACGACACAACGCGCAATCTCTTCGAGCACCTGCTGAAGTGGCACCAGAAACATATTGGCTGGCTGGAGCAGCAATTGCGCCTGATCGATGGACTGGGCGAAACCGAATACATGGCCGAGAAGCTGTAGCGGAACAATCTGCGATTTTTTATTTTCCCTTCAACGGAGACAAACCCATGGCAATGACACTGAGATCACCAAACGGCTCTGCGGCGCCGAAGCGCATGTTTGCTGCGGCGACAAAGAACGGCGAACTAGAACTGATGATCTACGACTCGATCGGAGAGTCATTCTGGGGCGGTGGCGTGACGGCCGAGTCGATCAAGCAGAAGCTCGACGAGGCTGGGGACGTGAGCAAGATCTCGGTGCGCATCAATTCGCCAGGCGGCGACGTGTTCGAAGGCAGCGCGATCTATTCCCTGCTCTCGCAGCACAAGGCTCCGGTCGAATGCTTCGTTGACGGGTTGGCTGCTTCGGCTGCATTCACGATCGCGATGGCCGCGGACACGATTCACATCTCGGAGTCGGCGATGATGATGTGCCACAACGCCTGGGGAATGTGCATAGGCGAGGCCTCCGACATGGAGAAGACGGCCGATGTGCTCAGTAAGGTCTCGGGCACGATGCGTGACATCTACTCGAAACGCAGCGGGATGAAAGCCAGCGACGCCCAGGATCTCATGGACGCCGAGACCTGGATGACGGCCGAAGAGGCGGTCCAGTACGGCTTCGCCGACGATGTGATCGAGCGCGACGACGAAGACGACGACGCGGCGAAGGCTCTGGCCGCGTCCTACGATCTGTCCAAGTTCAAGAATGCGGGAAAGAGATTCCACGCCGGCGCGACGGGAAGCGAAGACTGGCCGCTCTCGGAACAAGATCACGCCTGGTCAAGCAGTGCGGCCGATTCAAGGATCCGCAAATGGGCGTCTTCCGATGGCTCCGGAGATAAAGACAAGATCGACTGGGCGAAATATCGCAGCGTTCATTTCTGGTACGACGACAAAAACGATGAGCAATTCGGCGCCTACAAGCTGATGTTCTGCGACGTTCTCAGCGGGCAAGTGACCGCGGTTTGGAGGGGCATCACAGCCTGCGCCGCCGTCATGCAAGGCAGCCGCGGCGGGGTCGATATCCCGGAATCGGACAAGGACGGGGTGAAGGCCAAGATCGCCGTCTACTACAAAAAGGCAGCCAAGAAGTACGACGACGATGCCATCAAGGTGCCGTGGGAGGCTTCTGCGGAAGACGTTGAGCCGGATGAGGGCGATGACTGTCCGTGTTCCTGTCCACCGTGTAAGGCCAACGACTGCGCCTCCTGCGATAACCCTGATTGCGACGACCCAAACTGCGATCACGAGGACAAAGAGAACAAGGCGAAGCTCGCCGAAGTCGAGCTGATCCGGCAGCAGATAGAGGTTCTGTCGCTCTAGAAAACAAGTTCACTCAAACATTTTTAGGTTTTCACAAGGAAGCCGACGCTTCCCGAGCAAATCGGCGCTCACGCATTGATGTCCGTCGACATCTGATGCCGCACGCCAAGTTCGAGCACGAAAACTACACAAGGAGAAAGACTTTATGAAGAACAACATCAACGCTCTGCGGCAGAGAAAGATCGATGCCGCAAACAAAGCGAATGCCATTCTCGCGAGCGCCGCGACGGGCCTGACGGATGAGCAGCGCACGCAACTCACCGCCATCAAGACCGAACTCGCGCAGATCGAGGCGGACATTCAACTCACCGAATCTTTCCTGCAGGACGAACTCGATCCCGCCGCTCCTCTGGCCGTCACCCACAAACAGGCTGGCAATAGCAAGATCCACGCGAAGCTTTCGGATCAGATGCTTGCCTCCGGCATGAAGCCCACCCAGAAGAGCGATTCCCTGGCTCCATTCGCTTCGCTCGCCGAACAACTGCGCGCGGTCTTCAATGCCGGACGCAGTAGCGGAGCAAACATCGATGCGCGCTTGCTCGAAGTTCAGGCCGCTCTCGGTGGCAACGAATCCGTGCCGGCCGAGGGCGGTTTCCTCGTCATTCCGGAATTCGCCCAGGGGCTGATCAAGCGCACCTACGATGTTGCTCTCATCTCGAGCAAATGCTTCAAGATGCCGATGGCATCGAGCCGCCTGGTTATGCATGCGGTCGACGAAGACAGCCGTAAGGACGGCAGCCGGTGGGGCGGAATTCTGGCCTACTTTCTGTCTGAAGCTGGCACTTACACTCCCACCAAGCCGAAATTCCGCGAGATGCAATTCGTCGCCAACAAGCTGATTGCCCTCAGCTATGCGACCGAAGAGCAACTCGCCGACGGCCCGGCGTGGGAATCCTATGTGAACGAAGCGGTTCCACAGGAATTGGCCTTCCAGATTGACACGGCCGTCTATAGCGGTCCAGGCGCCGGCGCTCCGCTTGGCATTCAGAATAGCGGCGCGGTCGTAGTCGTCCCTAAGACTGCCGGCCAAGCCGCCGCCACAATTACGACCGCCAACATCATCCAGATGTGGTCGCAGATGTGGGCACGCAGCCGAGCCAGTGCGTGTTGGTTCATCAACCAGGACATCGAGCCGCAGCTCATCCCGTTGACCCTGGGCTCACCGTCCCTGGCGCAGATTCTGCTTTACACCGCGCCGGGAATCAACGGCAACCCCGGACCATACGGCAAGTTGTTCGGCCGCGATGTGATCCCGGTCGAACAGGCGTCGACGCTCGGAACGCAGGGCGACATCATGCTGGCCGATATGACGCAGTACATCCTGGCGCAGCGTGCCGACGTTCGGGCCGATACTTCGATCCACGTGGCCTTCCTGACAGGCGAGCAGGCTTTCCGCTTCATGCTCCGCCTCGACGGTCAGCCGACCTGGAAGAAGCCTTTGACCCCGTATCAGGGCTTCGCGGTCAAATCTCCATTCGTCACCCTGGCGACGCGCAGCTAAGTAAAGCTGAGCGGAATTTTGGGTCTAGGTTCGTCATCTCAATTCTGACCTGAGAGGTCAGGGGAAGGTTTTTTCAATGAGTGCAAAAGGAATTTACGTAGCGCAAGAGTGTCACGTTGTGAATCTCATTCCGCCAGTTAGTCTGAGCGCCACAACTACCACCACGCAGTTCAGCATGAAAGGATGGAGGCACGCCAGCATCATCCTTCAATTCGGAGTCACCGGGACGCCTCCGGGTGTCACGCTGAACACGTCCGACAACGGGTCACCCGCAAACACCACCAGCGGTATTCCGTTCAACCTGCATAAATGCGAGACCGCCTATCTCTCCACAGGTGGCGATGTGCTCGGCCCTCGCGTTGCCGAATCCGCGTCCGGTTTCACGGCCTCGGCTACGGACAACATCTTTTACGTGATCGAACTGGATGCCGACACGCTGCCGGCAGGACAGGATTACGTCGACGTCGTATTAACCAGCCCGACAACCTGCCTTACCAGCGCGGTCGTCGTCCTGTCGGCTGGACGATTCGAACACGATCAGAGCGAAACCGTTCTGACGTTCTAGCCACCAGGCGACTGCTGGAGGCTAGGGCAAACGAAGACCAGAAAGAACCTGTTCTGGTCTAACAGGCCCGTCAAACGAAGGGGCGGCTCACTCGAGTCCGAGCAATGATCCGCCCCCTCGTTTTTCTCTCTCATAGGAGTTTTCATGCTAGTGCGTCTAAACATCGGTCGAAAGGCCGGCGAAGTTCAGGACATCGAACCCTCAGCTGCGCGCCGGATGATCGCCGACGGCCGCGCGAGCGAAGTCGTCTACGAAAGCGGCGAAAGCAAGCCCGAAGGGGTTGCGCAGCTCGCACATCAAACGGCCGCTGAACCGTCTGCTGAACCTCAATCCACCGCCAAGAAGAAACGTTAAGCGCTCTAAAACCACTATGGACGATGTAGTTCTCATCACGCCGCCGGCTTTCGAGCCGATCACCCTCACTCAGCTGAAGAGCCACGCGAAAGTCTTCACCACCGCGGACGACTCCTATATTTCCACGGTGATCATTCCGGCATCGCGCCAGGCGGTCGAAGATGAACTGAACCGGGCCCTCATCACGCAGACATGGCTCTTGAAGCGCGATGGATTTCCCGGCTTCGATCCGAAATATGACACGCAGGGCTATCCCACGATCGTGATTCCGAAACCGCCATTTCAGGCGATCGGGTTCTTCACGTATGTGGACGTTGCCGGCGTCACGCAAACGTTGCAGCAATGCAATCCCGATGGCACTACGCCAGGCGACCAGTATTATGGCTACCAAATCGACCCAGGAAGCGAGACCCAACCGGCGCGCCTAATTCCGCCCTGGGCGCGGCCGTGGCCTCCTTCGCGGCGTCTCCCAATGAGCGTGCAGGTCCAGTTCTCTTGCGGCTATGGGCCGTCGGCCGATTCACCGCCCGTTTGGATCTCGGGCTCCATGCCCCCGGTCTTCATCCAGGCAATTCTGATGCAGGGGGCCCATCTCTATTACAACCGAGAAGCTGTCGTCGACAACGGCGGGAAAGAACTGGCGAGAGGCATCTCGTCGCTCCTGAGCCGATACGTGAACCACATCGCATGATGCCTAACTGGAAACCTCGCTGGGGCGCGAATTTGCCTGACTACATTCCCCTGGTCTCGGCCGTGTGCGTCACCGCGGACCGGCGCGAGTTCCTTCGTGCCGCAATTGATTGCTATCTCGCGCAGGACTACCCGCACAAGGAATTGGTCGTCGTCGACGACGGGAAAGATCGAGTCGGCGACTTATTGCTCGGCATCCCCGGCTGTACGTACTTTGAGGGGCCGACAGACGGCCCGAGAGAAAAGATCGGCGTGAAGCGCAATATTGGCGCCGGCCTAGCCACTGGAAAGATCATCTGCCATTGGGACGATGATGACTGGTCAGCTCCCGGCCGCATGCGCGACCAGGTCGAGCGAATGCTCGCGTCTGGAAAAGAAGTGAGCGGGTATAACGCGATGATCTTTTGGGATGGCGAGCAGGCTTTCCGCTATCAGGGAATCCAGGATTATTCGCTAGGCTCGGCTCTATGCTACCGCAAAGAGTTCTGGGAGCAGCACCGCTTCATCGCGGAAGATCATCGGCGCTGGGAAGACAACGTGTTCGTGCAGCAGGCGCGAAACGACGATCAGATTATTTGTGTGGACGCCGGCAAGTTGATGGTCGCACGGATTCACGCCGGCAACACCGCTCCCAAGAAACCGCGCGAAAGCCCGCAACAGTGGCAGCCAGTGGATCGAAGCGAGATCCCAGAGTCGTTCTTCGCTACGGAGGCTTTGTGTCGGTGAAGATGTTCTACTTCGGGCCGTGGGATGAAGCGGGCCATTACCTATTCGACGAACAAGGCTATGGCGTCCGAACGAAAGACCGCGGGGCATTCCCATGGGATGAGTACAGCGGAGAGTCGGGCATAGACGGAGTGTTGCAGCCGGGATGCTTCCGAAAATTTGACCGCTGGATGCACGGGGATCAACTGGAAGGCCAAGCACTGCTCCATCACAGGTCTGGATGGACGGCGCTCTCATTCTGGGATCGCAGCGTAGACAAGCGCGGGAACTGCAACAGCACCTATTTCGCGGAAGGCACCTTTACCTTCGACGAGATGGTAGCGATGGCGAAAGAACGATTCGCCTATCGCTGGAACAAGATGCCATTTCAAGTTGTAAATGTCACGCCGGCCGCTGTCGCCGCCACCCTATGAAGCTCAACCTCGGTTGTTCGGATCGCCACTTCCCCGGCTACACGAATGTCGATGTCTGCGCGCCGGCGGATGTGCTTGCAGATCTGAATGCGACGTGGCCCTGGGAGAATTCGATTGTCGACGAGATCCGCGCTTGGGATCTCATCGAGCACCTGCGCTCGCCAATTAATACGATGAATGAGGCCTGGCGCGTGCTCAAGCCTGGCGGCATCTTCGACATCGAAGTGCCGACAACGGACGGCCGCGGCTGGGCGCAGGATCCCGGCCACATCTGCTGGCCACCGTGGAATCGAAACAGCTTCTTCTACTACGAACACGACAATCCGCACCTGACGCGCTTTGCACCGGCGAACGGCGTCCGTTGTGCTTTCCGGATTGTCAAGGAAGACGAAAGGATGCTCGCGGACCGAGTTAGTAAGTTGCGCATCATCCTTGAAGCGGTGAAGGCGTGATCGGCTATCGGAACAGGCCTTCATTCGACATGGCTCTGCTCAAAGGCGCGGTGCTGGAGATCGAGCAGCCACCTCGAGATATCTGCTGCAAGATCGGTTATTTCGCTGGGGTGATCTATCCAACCCGGCCGTGGCCCGATCCTCCGAGTCTCAAATCATGAGCTTCTCCGTCATCATCCCATCGCGCAGCGCAGCGAACCTGGTGCCTTGCGTCCAGGCGCTGCGGAATTGTGAGCCAGTGACTCCGATCATCGTGATCGACGACGGAATCGACTGGAGCGCAGCCTGGCACCTGAAATCGCAGCTTACGGTCATTCCCGGAGTAAAGCCGTTCGTTTTCGCCCGCAACGTCAACCTCGGCATTCGGGCCTGCTGGGGCGACGTGATCCTGCTCAACGATGACGCGCTCCTCGAAACTCCCTACGGCTTTCACGAGTTGGAGCAAGCGAGCCGTGCGCATCCGGAATTCGGCGTGATCTCGGCAGTCACGAATCTAGCCGGCAATCTCGCGCAGAGACCGCAAGATGTCGGGCTGCGACTCGAACAGCGCAGCGTGGCCTTCGTGTGTGTCTATATCCCGCGCGGCACACTGAATCGCGTCGGTCTGCTGGATGAGCGCTTCACGGCCTATGGCTGGGAAGACAACGACTACTGCCGCCGCGTACGCGAAGCAAGTCTCGAGGTCGGCATCTTCGACGACTGTTTTGTCGATCACGCTTCGCTTCATTCGACCTTTCGCGGGCTGCCTCATACGCCGGGCGATATCAGCCTCGGGCGCGAGATTTACCGGAATAAATGGGGGGATACGGCATGATCGCGGTCTACACCGTTATCGTCGCGAACTACGACAACCTGGCAACCCTTCCGGTCCAGGCGATCGCGCCCAGCGTACGCTATGTGTGTTTCTCCGATCGCCCGCGGCAAGTGAGACCATGGGAAATCCAGCCTTTTCCGCAGCTTCTCGCGAACCCGCACCGCATGTCGCGGATCCCGAAGATGCTGCCACATCTTTTGCTTCCCGAGGCAGAAATCTCCGTCTACCTGGACGGCGCCTTCACTCTTTGCGCCCCTCCAAAGCAGATGGTCGCTGAACTTTTAGGCGATGCCGACGTAGCCCTTTTTCGACACCCTACGAATCACAGCATTCACGACGAGCGGAACTTCTACCAGAATCTGCACGGTTACGTGCCGGACGATGTTGAAGCTGAATACCGGAAATATTGCGCTCTCGAGATCCCGATCAGCGGAGAGTTTTGGGCCGGAGGCTTTATCCTGCGACGCCACAACGCGAAGGTCGAAAAGTTCAACGAGCTGTGGATGCACGCGTTTCTGAGCGGTTCGAACAATGACCAATTTTCTCTCTACTACGCGCTGAGCACGATGATTCGCGAAGAAGGGCTGAAAGTGCACGGGCTTCCCGGCTATTACAGCGCCCAGGGCCGGCTGGGCTACCACTTCCATGCGAATGCCGGCGATCCCGGCAATCAGGTGCTCGTCTCCGAGAATTGCAACTGGAAAGAACGTACCGACCGTATCCATCAAATCTGTGAATAGCTTCGACTTTTACGATACGTTGGTGGCCCGTCGCAGCATCGTCGACTGCCACTACTCGATCGACGACGAACTCAGCAATCTTATCCCCGTGCGCGAAATGATTTCCGAAGTCGCTCCCGAAGACATGGTGATTTCCGATTTCGGTGATCCGGATACTGTGCGCCGCGGCCTGCGTGAAGTGTGTGGCTTGAACAATCCATGCCACGTGTCGCCGGAAGACAAATTCACGGGACGCGCCTGGCAGCTGTACCGTCCACTGCTGCACACCGGAGACAACCCGCACTCCGATCGGGAGACCGCTGCACGGGCTGGGATTAAGTCGAGGCTCGTGAACCATGCGCAGGTTTCGCCAATCGAGAAACATTTGATCGACTCCGGATTTGAAGCGCTCGGAAAGCTTATACGCGAAGCGAGGCTTTCGAGCTTCGACTCTTCGAATCGCGATCTCCAGTTGTGCCAGATCCAACTGAATTTTCCGTTTCTCTTTCTGGCGTCGATGCTGCTCGATCGGCTCATGGCCGCAGGGAAATACACGGATGCGCTCATGTCAAGCCGCGATTGCTGCCTGTGGGGCGACTTGCAAAAGCGCGTCGCCGAACTCGGTGGGCGTTCTTATCGCACCCATTATTTCTATACCAGCCGCAAAGCCCGTACCGAACCAAGCGCAGCGTATCTGGAATATGTAAATGGCATTCTCAGCGGCGGAGGCGCTGTGGTCGTCGATCTGTGCGGGTATGGCCACTCATTGCCGGAACTACTCGATCGAACTACTGAACCGGACGCCCCCGTGTGTCTGGCGGTCCGATATCCGCATCCGAAGCGCAGTCGCGCGCAATATTTTGTGGCCTTTGGGGACAGCTTGATCGAGCGACTGAATGTGGCCCGGCATCCCCGCATTGTCGACGTCGCCCGGTCCGAGGGGACATGGGCGCCGTGCTACTCGAACCCTCTCAGCATCGACTGGGTCGGATCTGCACGAATTCAGGCCGCACATGAGGCTTTCCAACACACCCTTGCCTGCACGAATCGCTACGAGGGCGAGTTGCTCGGTCTACTTTCAGGCGCTAGCGACTCGGCCATCAAAAAGACGATGGGCTACTTGCTATCCAGCATGGAAGAGCGGCGAGCCCAGATATTGACTGAAGATTTTGTCCACCAGGAGAGCATAGCCGGATGCTGATCACTGGCATGATGCGCGTCAAGAACGAAGCGCGGTGGATCGCCGACGTTCTGCGCTCGGCCCTAGTCGTTTGCGATCGCGTTTACGTGCTCGACGATCATTCGACAGATGACACAGGAGAAATCTGCCGCAGTTTCGGAGAACGACTGCGTGTTTACAGCTCGCCCTTCTCGGGCCTCGATGAAGCTCGCGACAAGAATTTTCTGTTGGATGCGATCCGACTGGCTGGTGAGGCTGACTGGATATTGGCGATCGATGGCGACGAGGTGCTCGGCAATCCGGGCGCGGTGCGCGCTTCCGTTGCCAGCGGGTCGTCTGACAGCTATGCACTCCGGGTGCTTTATCTCTGGGATCGGCCCGACCAGGTGCGAGCCGACGGCGTGTATTCGCGTTTCTGGCGGCCGTCATTGTTTCGCGCGCGCGCCGGCGTTAATTTCCGCGCGACCGCCAACGGCGGTAACTTTCACTGCGGCAATGTCCCGCAGGAACTCGCGAGATCCTCGCAGCGCTCCGATGCCTTCCTTTTGCACTTCGGCTACATGGCCGCGCGCGATCGGCGGCGCAAATTCGACTGGTACAACCGGAACGATCCGAACAATGTCGCCGAAGATCAGTATGTCCACGTGATCCAGGGAGATCCGGGAGGTCCGCCGGCGCATGTTCGTCTTCGTCACGCTGGACCGCTCACGCTAGCGCCGCTCAACACGTGGGCGCCGGCACAAGCGAATACGGTTCCGATGGGAGTGGCCTAAGTGCCTCTTCGCCGGCTTTCGCGGCGCGGCTCCGGCGCGACGGTTGCGATCGGCGGCATGGACAAGCTGATCACCATCGAGACGCGCACCGGCACAAATTCTTACGGGCAGTCGGGCGGACCATGGACTGATTTCGCAACCAACCTCTGGGCGAAGATGGATCACGTTTCCGGCTCAGAGATTGTCAATCAGACAGAATATTCCGCCGAAGTCACGGATCTGTTCACCACGCCCTACGTTCCCGGAGTAACTCCGAGGATGCGGATCAAGTTCGTGGACATCGACGGTAAAACGCGCTATTTCGACATTCTCTTTCCCCGGAATGTGGAGGAGCACGGGATGTTCCTTCTTCTTCTGGCCAAAGAAATCTACTCGAACACCTAAGATGCCACTCCGCACCGATCTCGAGATCGTCCAGCTTCCCCTAACACTGCCAGACGTCGGCGGGCTCACTGGGGCGAACACGGTCGTCACCGATCCGGATTTTGGGGCGCAGATCGTTCGTCTCACGGACGGATCCTCGGGCAATGGCGCTTTTGATTCGATGCAGACGATCGACGACCCATCGGGGCGCCCGATGTGGAACGTCGACGACACGCTGCTGATCGTGCGCGACACAGGCTCTAATGGATGGCTCTTTCAATTCAATCCGTCGACGATGCAGGGTACGCAGCTCGGCAGCGCGGCGCCCTACAAGGTAAACGGGCACTATTGTTTTTCGCGAGTGCATGCCGGCGTTCTCTATGTGATGAACGGCAGCGCGCTGACGGCGATGACTTTCGCCATGGTCGGCGGCGTATGGACCTATCAGAACACGACGACGGTCTGCGACTTCGCGGCGATTCTCCCCGGAGGCTTCACAGTTAACTGGATCAGCGGGCTGACGATTTCGGAAGAGGACACGGTATTCGCCGTTGCCTTTTCCCAAGGGAACCAGAACACAGGATTTTACGCGTGCCTATACAAGCCGGGCGCCGGCCTCCGGATGATCAACACTCAAACGCTGGCCGTCACAGGCGATTGGGGAATGATCGGCACGGCCACGCTTCAGAATTCTTCGGCGACAGGTTTTTATTTGCACGGTGTGAACCAGCCGCCGAATCCGAATTACCTCACCCTCTCGCCAGTCGCCGGCGGCGGAGGCCATGGAAGTTTCGTCTGGCAGTCGGACACTCTGACGCTGACGCAGACGGGCCTCAGTGGTCATCATGGTCTCGGTTTTCTTAGCCTGTACACAGGGAATCCTGGCGGAGGTCAATACGACCAGGCGTTCTACGCGACACCCGCGGCTCACACCACGGTCATCCCCAAGCAAGCCGGACCACCAGGACTGCCGGCCAATCAAAGCCCGGCGCAAAGCTACACCGGTGATCAGCACAGCGCATTCTCTCCGATCGATATCGAAGACGAATCCCTGCTCTGGATTACGAACGGTGAGCCGAGTATTTTTCCTTTCACCAGTTGCTGGATGGGCGAGGTCCGCGGCCTCGATGTCACTGGCGCAATCTCCGGCTCCATGGGAACGGTCTACCGACTTTGCCACACCTTCAACAGTGGCCAGTCAACCGAATACATCGTCACGAACGCGCAGCTTGGCGTCTCGCGCACCGGAAACTTCATCGCCTTTACGAGCGACTGGGGCGGCGCCGGCACAATCGGCCCTCTCGGATCGACGAGTGGCGCTGCATCGGGAACACTCGGCGTCGACGCGCGCGGCGACGTCTTCATTGCGAGAGTTCCGCAAGGATCGCTCGAAGTCTCCAGTCTCAATCTCGCTGACGGCGTTGTCGCTGATTCATACATGCAGACGCTCGATGCGGATGGCGGCGTTGCACCCTATAGCTGGGCGCTCACCGCGGGCACTCTTCCGGCAGGCCTGAGCCTTTCATCTTCCGGATTGATCTCCGGCACTCCGACTTTGATCGGAAGCTCGAGCTTCACGGTCACGGTTACGGATTCCGAAGGAACGCCGGCGACGGCGATCGCGACACTTAGCATCACGATCCAGCCGGCGCTCTCGGTGAGCACGTCGGTTCTTCCCGCCGGCACGACGGGCTCGGGGTACAGCCAGGTGCTCGCGGCCGCGGGTGGAGTTTCACCCTACACATGGTCTATCGCTTCGGGATCTCTGCCGCCAGGCCTTACGCTGGGCCCGGATGGGACGATTTCAGGAACACCGTCGCAGACGGGGGCTTTCAGCTTCACCGTCGAAGTCGAGGATTCCGAGCAACCTTCGCCGGACACTGCGACCGGATCGGTCGCGATCACAATCGTGGCTCCGCCGCCGGCGCCCACAATTTTCGATTCGAACCTGGCTATCCTCGCATGGCTTCAAGCGAGCACCGCCTTGGCAGTTCTGGTGGGCACGAACATCTTCTCGCCAGTTTTACCGGAAGGCTTTTCGGCGATGGCGAGTGAAGCTCCGGATCCATCGCAACGAGCGGTCGTGGTACGCAGGCGCGGCGGCAGATCGAATCCGGAAGTTCCGGCCGTGCGCGATCCGAGCTTCGCCATCGAATGCTGGGCCATGGAATCGCCGGATGCCAGCCAGGTCTATGGAGTGATTCGCAACTTGATGCACGGGTCCACCAGCATCAATCTGGGCTCGGCCGGTTTCATCATTCTTTCGCTCGAGGAAGTGCCAGAGCAGGACATCATCGATCCGGAAACACATTGGGCCATCTGCTTCGGCTACTACCACGTCAAGATGCGGGCGCCGGACCCAAGCGCCGTTCCCTATGCGCCGCAGTATTACTCGGGAGCTGGCGCACCCGTCACGCTGCACAACGACAGCGATCTTTATTACGACACATCCACCGGGAATCTTTATGAACAGGTTTCCAGGGCTTGGCAACTCGTGGGCAACATTCCCCAGGGGACGGGCGGCGGAGGCAGCATCGTGCGATACGACAATCAGGATATTGGCGGCCTCACCCCGACTGGTAATCCCAACGTCTGGCAGTTGAGCGTGGCCTTCACTGCCAACGCGATGGTATTCCGCAATCAGGGCCTGCTGGCTCCCACGCTCGACTATTCAACCGCGGGCAACCTGATCACCTATGTGGTCACGCCAGCCAGCGACGATGTTCTCGCGGTCGTCACTGTTGTTTCTGGAAGCGGGGGAGGATCTGACATGCCGAGCATTAAATACCATCGCGTCGCAACCAGCGGCCTGAATACCGCGGTCATCAAGGCATCTGCCGGCCTGATTACCGGCGGCACGATCACAAACGATACCGAGTACGAAATCTTTGTGAAGATCTATGACAGCGCGACCGCGCCGAATGTTGGCGTCGATGTCCCCGCGCAGACGATTGGCGTCCAGTCCGGCGTGTCGCTTCCGATCGACATCCCCGAAGGCGGACTCACCTACTCAAACGGCATTGCGATCGCAATCACCAAGGGAATGGCCGATGAGGATGCAACTCCAGTCGTGGCCGAAGATTGCGTAGTGGATATTTTCTACCAGTAAGAATATGAGCCGAAAACGAATATTCGCCCTTGCCGGAATCATACTGGGCTCGTTCCTGCTTATGGCTTTCGGGCGAAACCTGCTCGACTTAACATCGCAGGTCAAGAACGTTCTCGGGCCGGCTAACGGCGGGACGGGGCTCACCTCAATAAGTTCTTTCTGTGTACCCGGTGGTTTTCAACCTCTGACCGACGGCACGACCGTCGACTGGCCCGTGAACGGCCAAATGTGCGGCAATGCTTCGCTTCTTCTCACTGCTCACGGCGGAAGTCGAACACTAATTGTCAGCGGATTGGTGGATGGAGGTTCTTACGTTCTCACAATCCAGCAAGACGGAACTGGCGGTGAGGGAATCGCTCTCGGGACCGGGTGCACCTGGAAGGTTTCCAACGGGGGAGCCGGAACGATTGCGCCGAGTACCGGGCCGAATGCCATCGACGTCATGGCCTGGACTTACAAAGCGAACGGTTCAACTTGTCTAGTCGATTTCGCTACCAACTTCAACTAGGACGTGTGCGCAGCTTTCTTTATCGCGGCATTCTGCTGGCTTGCCTGGCCACGCATGGCCTCAGCCAGCGGCAGGTGTTCTTCGGCCACAACCAGCATCATTCTCACGTCGGGCACTACGTCACGCTCTCATGGTCGCAGTCCGGATATATCACCGGGAACAATGTTTACCGCGGGACGCAAGATGGTGGACCTTACATCCAGATTTTCTCCTCCGGGTTCCCAATCACCGCCTATGTCGACAACGGATGCCTCGGGACATGTTTCTACGTGGTAACTGCCGTGAACCCCAACGGCGAATCCGCATATTCGGACCAGGCAACAGCTGTTGTGCCGTGACTCATTTTTTGATCCACATCGCCAAAACAACCAAGGAGAAGGAAAACGAACCTATGAAACATTTCTTGAGAATTTTCGCACTCGGCACTCAAACAGCGCTATCCCTGCTGCTCTGCGCGAGTTTCTGTCTCGCTCAGCAAGGCATCAACATCCAAAACGTCGGTGGCTCTGCGACGCAGACCGGAAACGGTACCAACACCGGAGCACTCCGCGTAGCGATCGCTTCCGACAACACGGCTTTCTCCGTCAACGCGGCCTCGACTCTGAGTGCCGAAACCACCAAGGTTATCGGAACCGTCAGAAACGTCGGCAACGTTGGCGGGGTCTTCGATACGACGCCTGGCGCGACCGCTCCCGCGAATGCGCTGTTCGTTGGCGGCGTTTACAACACTTCTGCGCCAACTCCGTCGACCGGGCAGATGGAGCCGTTCCAGCTCGACTCGGCCGCCAATCTGAAAGTTAGCTGCATCACGGGATGCAGCTCTGGGGGGACCTCGACGCTAGTGCCTGGCACGTCTGGCGGCGTCACTCCGTTTCATGCGGTCGCCGCAGCCTCGACGAATGCGACGTCTCTCAAGGCAAGCGCCGGGCAACTCTACGGAGCGTCGATTTACAACAACGCGACGTACCCGGTTTATTGGAAGTTTTACAACAAGGCGTCCTCGCCGACTGTTGGAACCGACACCGTGGTCTTCGAAGTCCCGGTGCAGTCTGGGACAGAGCGCGAGATCCATACTGAGCAAGGGATCGTGTTCGGGACTGGCATCGCGTATGCACTCACGAAGGGAATTACCGACGCGGATACTACGGCGGTCTTGCTGAGCGATGCGGAGATCAGCGGATTTTACAAATGAATCGCACTGTCCTCGTCATCGCATGTTCGGTTGTCTTGGGCGGACTGATGGCGGCGCAGAAGGTGGAAACGGTTCCACCGTCTGTTCCGCCAGCCGCCACAAGTCCCGTTGCGTCTTTCCTCGAGCCGCCAGCTCCATTTCCTGGACTCATCGTCAGCGATCCAATCTATCCTTTCCCGCCTGAAAAGAAGGCCAAGTTCCGGGACGCCCAGGTCGCGTTTCTCAATCTCGAATTGGAGATTAGGAAGCATGAGCTGGAGATCATGGAGTGCAAGCTGAAGCAAAAAGACGCGGTGCAGCGGATGCAGTCCATCGCGTACGACTTTGCGCTCGACAAAAAGATCGACATGGGCAAGTACGAGATGGATGGCGATAAGGTCGAGTGGCGACCTGGAAAGAAAAGCCAATGAAGCGGCGACTCGGAATAGTTTTCATTCTTGCCGCCTGCGTGAGCGCGTGGGCGCAGCAGTCGGTCACGCCGGGGACGACGCCGAACACGGCGAACACAGCCCAGCGATGCACGCTCGTTTCAGCGGCCTCAAACAACGCGACCAACTGCAAAGGGTCAGCCGGGAATGTCTACGGCTTTCGCTTCGTCAACACAACCGGCACGATTTACTACCTTCGGATGTACAACACCTCCTCCTCGCCGACGTGCAGCTCGGCCACGGGGTTCATCGAGACGATTCCGATTCCGGCATCCACGGGTGGAGCGGGCCTGGTCGCGATCGAGCCGATGGGCGAAGGCTATTCAACGGGCATCAGTTTTTGCCTGACCGGCGGATCGAGTTCCACGGATAACACCAACGCCGCGACCGGCGTCTTCGGAACAATTCTCTACCAGTGAAATTTCGTCACATATTTTTGTTGGCTTTCGTGCTGGCTACGCTGCCGGCTTTTGGGCAGCTCGTGCTCGTCGGAGGATGTTCGGCGACGGCGGCGACGAGCTGCACGCCGGCGACGGTCGGGGGCCACAGTTTTGCCTCTGGGCAACTCATCTATACATTTGCATTCCGCACGGCGACGACAGCACCGACTCTTTCCTCGAGTCCGACTTTTACCGCGCTCGACACCGCTAGCGCGAGCGCCAGTTCGTTTCGATCGGGATGCGCGGTTTCAACCAGCGGCTCGCCATCCTCCGGGACGTGGGCGAATGCCACGCGCGTCGTCACCCTGATTTATAGCGGCTCTCCGGCCACAACGACCGCAAATTGCGCGTCAAGCGGTGTCGGTGGGAAAACGACGGCCGGCACATCAGGGACGACGAGCACCATCACGTACACGGGCATCACCTTGACGCATGGCGATGGGAGTTCATGGGTCATCGGCGCGGCCGGGGGCAGCGCGGCTGTTTGCACTCCAGCCACGATTCTTCATTCAGAAGAAAGCGCCACCGACCTCGTCGGCAACGATACGAATGGCGGCGTGACCAGCTTCTCGACGCTCACCTGCACAGGCAGCGCGGGAAACTGGAAGTCAGATACGGTCGAACTTCTTTCTACGACTCTGGCCACGCCGACTTACACGCCCGACGCGGGCGGCTTTACCACGGTCGGCGGGGTTTACGTGACGATAGGGCTCGCCGGCGGAGCCACAGGCTGCTACACCACGGACAATTCGACGCCGACTGCATCGGCTGGCTCCTGCACGCATGGATCGCCTTACTCGGCGCCGGTGCTGATCTCGACATCTGGCACGGTTCTTCAGGCGATCGCGACCGAGACCGGTTTTGCCAATAGTGCGGTAAAGAATTCGACTTTCACCCTGACGACGCCGTTTTCGATGCTTTCTCTGATGGGGACGGGGGTCGGCGGATTTGCGGGAGGTCTCTCACTCCCGGTCGGATGGCTCGCCGTAGAAGATAATGGCGACGGCGATGATTGCAGCGGAACTACCACGAGTTGCAGTCCTACCAAGTTTGCGCCTGTTCAATCCGGCGATTTGGTCATTATCTGCGCTGGGTTGCCAGCGAACGACACGATCAGCACAATTACTGGCACCACCGGCGGGTCGTGGCAAACCATGTCCGGCGGACACGGATTTTCTGCAACCGCTGGAGGCTTCGACTGCCAATTCAATGCGGGGTTAACCGCAGGCACATTTACGCCGACCGTGACGCTTACGACGCAAGACCTCGGGTATGTGCTGAAGGTAGAGATTCAGCCGCCAGCAGGCTACACGGCATCATTTGATGTTGCAACAAATGGCAGCGCTTCAAGCTGCACAACGTGCACCGGCCCTAGCATCTCGTTGTCTGCTACTGATGCTGTTGTTTATGTCTGGGCAGAAGCTAACAGCCCTGTCTTTCCGTTCACATTTTCCTCGCCGTTTATAACAGGGCTGTCAAATGAAGGCATCGCCACAAATGTAAGTGGAACGGTGCAACCGACTGCCGGCCAGTCTCCGGCTGGCGACGCTGCCTTTGTAGCCATGGCGTTTAAAAGTTCTGCTGGTACGTTCAGTGTTCCAGCTCCTGTATTTACTTGGGTGGCTTTAACTGCCGTCCCAGGTGGCGAATCCTGTGGGCCAGCTTGCCCGGCGATTACTCTAAACGGTACTCCCGCGGCAGGCGATCTATTGTTCGTTCAAGCTGCCGATCTCCAAAATGGGGGTTACATCTCTTCGATTAACGATGGTCATAGCGGCGCCTTTACGATTCCCAGCCCAGGCAGCACCTGCGCGGTTCAGGTTGTTAACAATGCAAGCGCCTGGTGGAATAATAGCTGCGCTTGGGAAGTTCTTCCTGCCGGCGTAACCCAGATCACTCCAACAATGGCCGCAAGCGGGCAGACCGGCTTCTTGATTTATCAGGTGCATCGCAACGATGGCCATACGTGGGCACTCGATGCACAGAATTCGACTACCATCAGTTCTCCAAGCACGACATCCGTTGCGTGCCCATCGCTGTCGGTATCAGGAACAAACGAGGTTATCTTTCAGCAAGGCTCGAACCAAGGACAAATGTGGGGAGGAAGTCCGAATTACTACATTCAGCCCTATATAAACGATTCCGGTTGGAGCAACGCCGTGTTACAGGGAAATGCGCAAGGAGCCGCGGGCTTCAACATGACGCAGTATTATCAGTGCGTTTGGATGTCGGTGCAACAGGGTGCGGCCAATCCCGTGGCTATGTACGCGGTGGCCTTCAAATGAGAATCAGTCGCGATGTTTCGCAAACACATCGCCGTAATAGATATGCTTGGGTACGACTGAGAGCAATGGCACCATCTCTTCGGCCGCGACCCACCGGTCCAATTCAAGCTTCGTCTTTTCCCCGAGAGCAAAATTAAATTCATACCCTGGGAGAAGGTTGATGCAGCAAACAGCCACACTCAACGCGAGCGGCGCGAATTCGAAACTCGCAACTTCTGGCCGAAATGACATTCCCCGAAGCACTTCAGCATCAAAGCCTTCGGTGTCAATTTTTACGTATCTGGGAAGACCGTAGCGTTTTGCCATCACATCGAGAGTTGAGATCGGGACCTGAATTGACTCGGAGCACTGCGCACTTCTTGCCCACGCTGGCGACAACGTGCTCCGATCGCCTTTCCCCGTTCCGACGTAGAGTTCTGCCGTTCCTTCCTGTTGCCCCATCGCACAGGACTCAATTTGGACGTTCTTCCCGGTGAAGCGATTTTCTAGAATTTCGACATTTTTCGGGTCTGGCTCGATCGCGACGACCCTCGCGCCAGCGCCCAATAAGGCCTCCGTGTAGTTTCCGACGTTGGCTCCCACGTCAAAGACTAAATCGTCCGGTCTTACGAATTGAGAGTAAAACGAGCGGCGACTTGGATCGAACAGGGCATGATAGACAGCGCGAAGCATAGGGCAGTGATTCTATCCGAATTTCGACTTAGTAACTAGATTAAATATTGATTTACGAGCCATGTCTCTTTTCGGGAAACTCGTGCGAACCGCGGTGAACGTGGCCGTCTTACCGGTCGAAGTCGCGCGCGATGTCGTGACGCTCGGCGGAATCGCTACCGGAGAGCCGAAGCCGTATACGGGGCAGCGCCTCGAGCAGTTGAAGGACGAAGCCGAAGACGAATAGTCCCCTCTCTCCGAACGCTCCAAAACAATCTCCATGCCTCTCGTACTTGAACCCATCGTCGACACCACTGGCGACGATGTCGGCTTGAAAGCTTCGATCGCGCTCAATCTTCGCGAGCAGATTCATGCTGCCGGCGTGCTCGCCACACAGGAAGTCTTCGAGCAGCAAATTCTGCCGGCGGCCAAAGCGGGCTCCCCCGTCGGCGGCCATCTCGATCCGCATCCTGGCAAGAATCGGGATTCGATCGAGGTCAGCTTCCACGACAACCCCGAAACCGGATGGATTTCGGCCTGGCTCTCCACGCATTCGGGGTATGGCTGGCTGATCGAGCACGGCACCAGTCATAACCGGCGACTGACGCAGCTCGCAAAGCGGCGGCGCCGTCACCCAGTCGTGAACGATCGGACGCGTGCGCAGCCATACATTTACCCGGCCATGACGCAGTTCGTCGGGACCATCGCTGAACGCCAGCGAGAGATTTTGGAAAGCACCTGATTTTGGAAAGAACGTAAGCAACTCAATTCCTTTTAGGAGAACAAGACCATGGCTGAACCAACCGCAACTCAAATCATCGCAGGGCCTGCAACTTTGTACGTGGCTCCGCTCGGAACCGCGCTACCCGCAACAAGTTCGCCCGCCACCTGGCCTCCCACGTGGCCCGCGGGATGGCAACAGGCCGGCTACACCGAAAAGGGTGTCGATCTGATCTATACGCCAACCGTCAAGGGATTCACTCCGGACGAAGAAGCCACCGAGGTTTATGACATCCTCGAAAAGCAGAAGGCCGAAATCTCAACCGTCCTGTGGGAAGCCACGATCGAGAACTACAACCGAGTTGTCTCGGCCGGTGTATTCACCGACGACGGAGCGGTTCGCAAACTGGCGGTTGGCGGCTTGGCGTTGCGCTATTCGATGATCGGCTTCCAGGGGCCGGCGCCGGTCTCGGATTCAATGTCGAGCCCTGCGTCGACGCCAACGGGTCGCGTGATCATCATGCAAAAGGCGATCGTCACCAGCGCGATTTCGATCAACATGAGCCGTCAAGAAATCCAGAAGTTCAACGTCAAATGGGATGCCCGCAAGATCTCCGGCCAGGATCTCTACGATCTGTTCGAGTTCTATCACCTCTAGAGTTCGGCTTCCCTTCCTTCTCTCCTAAAAGGCTCGCCGGCGAGTCGCACGCGACTCGCCGGTCGGCTTCACTTAGGAAGATATTTTTCACCTGGAGAAAACGATGGCGAAAGAACGTACCGAAGAGCAGGTGCTCAGCAAGGCCCCGCTCAAAGTCAAGCTCGGCAACGTAGACTACGAACTGCCGATCCTAGCAATTACCCGCATGGGCGAATGGCGGAAGAAAGTTATCGCGACCGCCAAAGAGATCGGCGAGTTGGGAGTTTCGCTGCTCGGTCTGGGACAAGCCTTCCTCGCCTTTCCCGAAAAGATCGTGGAGCTGGTTTTTGCCTATGCTCCGAACTTGCCGAAAGACAAAATCATGGACGCGGAAAATGGGGCGACCGAAGAACAGTTCGCGCTGGCCTTCTCTCAGATTGAGAGCGTCGCTTTCCCTTATCAGCGCCAGGTCTCGTTGATGAAATCGCTGGCGACGATCCAGAGCCTTTCACCCTCGGAGAAGTCTACGAATTCATCCTCGCCGAGTACGGACTCACGCCAGATCATGTGAACCGGCGGTTCACCGACGAGATGCTGGCGCTGATCCTCCTTTCCCGGACGCGCAAGATCCGCAAAGAACGAAAACGAATGGAAGAACTCAAACGCAGAGACGGCGACGGCCAGTACGCCGGCGATCGTCCGCCGCGGTTTGTCTCGCACAGTGAATTTTTTGCTCCGATGTTAACTCCAACCTTAGCCAATCCGAACGCGCTCCGCTTTAAGCGCATTCAAGTCGTCGCCTAGCCTATGCCACTCACAGTCTTCGACGCCGTCGGCAAATTCTCAGCCGACACCAGCGATCTCGACCAATTCATCGTCAAGCTCGAACAGGGTCTGAGCAATGCCTCCGAAAAAGCGGCGGCGGCGACGCAGGCGCTTAAAGCCGCGCAAGACGAATTCCGTACCTCAATCCGTGCGGTTTCGGCCGCCGGCGGCGATACCACCGAAAATCTGACGAAACTGGCGGACGCCGAAAAGAACCTCACCCTCGCTGCAGAGGCCTCTCGGCGAGAACATGCCTCACTCAAGAAAGAATTGACCGACACGGGCTCCGCTGGCAAGCAGATGGAGTATTCCTTCCGCGAGGCGCGCGGCTCGATCGCCCTAGTCGGCGAGCAACTCGGTGTTCACATCCCGCGCGAGTTGAGCATGCTGCTTGCTCACATCCCCTTGGTTGGCGCGGCATTCTCAGCGATGCTCCCTCTTGTCGGTGTGGTTGCCGCGATCGGCATAATTGCCAGCCTGATCGAAAAACACGAGAAACTCGTCGAGGCCCAGCGCCATGCCACGGAAGCCTCAGAGTCTTTGCAGATTAAGCAGGCTGATCTTGCGCTCGGGCTGCACGCAGCCAATCTTCAACTTGAAGATCAGATTGCGAAGCTCGAAGGGCGCCCAGAGACGAACAAACTTCAGATTGCCATGATCGCTGTCAAAAAGGCAGTTGATGAACTCGCAACCACCTATGCCACCGATTTCTCGAAGATGGATGCGGAACTCGAAAAGCAGCAAGGGATCTGGCAGCAACTGGAGGATGACGCAAAGGGGATGCTCGCTGAACTATTCCCCGAAGCCGTTTTCGCAGGACTAATTAAGGACCAGCAGGAACAGGTCGCTGGAAATTACGCTATCCAGGAATCCCTCAAGCAGGTCATCGGATGGCAAGAGAAGCTCAACATCGCGCGGCGCAAGCTGGCCGATATTGACCCTGCCAAGGATCTTGATTCCTGGAAAACCGCGGCCGGCGTGGTGGCGACCCTCGCCGGAAATGTGCAGTCTGCCGCCGATGCCGCTCATGCGGCTGTGAAAAAGGTAAAACCCGACGCCACCGAACTCCTGGCTGCACTGACCGACAAAGCCATCACGGCCAGAGGCGAATGGTCCGCGATGGCCGAGAAGCTGAAATCGGTCGGCCTAGAAATCAAGAAAGTTCATCAGGAGATGGCGAACGATGCGGCCGAGCGCGCCGCCAAACTCGCGGAACAGGCACTCAGCAAACAAATCGAAGATATCAAAACTTGGGAGGAGGCTCAGCGTCGTGCTTCGCAAACAGCCGCTCACGGCGCGGCGATGTGGGCCGTGGCGCAGATTCAGGCCGCCGACGCTGCTGCGATTGCTCACGAGGATTACCTGAGACGTCTCGTGCAGATTTACACCAAGGCCGGCGATGCGGAGAAAGAACAGGAAGCGCAGGCCAAGCTCGATGTTCTCGTAAAGACCAACCAAAACGCCGCTCTTAAAGCGCTCGACGAAGAAATTCAGAAACACCAGCAGGCCATGCGTAAAGTTCGCGATGAATATAACAATCTCATCGCGGCGAACGTAGATAAGGAATGGGAGAAAACGCAGCGAGCCGTCGAGGGTCTGACGCACGCCGAAGAGGAACTCTCGAAGGTCGAAACAAAGGCGGCGGAAACTCAGCTCGCGGCAAAGTATCGCGACCAGGAGTCGGCCATTCAGAAACTCGCCCAGATGCGGCTTATCACCGAGCAGCAGATGTATGACCGCCTGACCCTTCTCGCGCGTCAACAGGCGAACGATGAGGAGGAAATCCTCGAAAAGCAACTTGCAAAGCAGCAGGCCGATTTGCAGACCGCGCAAGCCAAGCTCGCGGCTGAGAAGAACAGCCCCTTTGTCAGCCAGGCGCAGATCGTCGAGACCGAAACCAACCTGACGAAGATCAAGGCGGCCGTCGTCGCGACGCAAAGCCAGATTACCCAGGCGGAAGATAGATATCGCAAGCAAACCGAAGCCGACGATAAGAGCCATTATGGGCGAGCGCTCAATCTCGCCACGGCGTACGGCAATGAACTTCTGGCCGAGCAGCTCCGCGAGAATCATGCGTTGCTATTGACTGCACAGTTGAATCTCAACGATGCGAAGGCCCGCGGTCAGGACACGACGGCTATTCAGCAGCAGGTTAATGGCTTTAAACAGAATGAGCAGGCGCTCACGAAAGAGGCTCAGGGCCGTAAGATCGTCGCCGGCGATTTGCAAAAGGAGACACAACTCCTTCTGCTGGCAGCGCAGGCTCAATTGGCGGACGCGAAGAACCGCGGCCTGGATAGTGTCGCCATTGAAAAGCAAATTGTGGATCTCCAGAAATTACTTAATCTGCTTCAGAAACAGCCCACTGAGATGAAAAACGCAACCGGCGCGATGGCCGGCTTCAGGATGGCATGGCAAGATCTCGGGGCAACGATGAAGAATGTCCAGAACGAAATGTCCCAAGCATATGCATCCGCGATCATGGGCGCACTACAAAGTGGCAAGTCCCTCGGGGCAGCGTTAGAGCAAGCCACCAAACAAGTGCTGGAAAATCTCGCAACTCAGGCCCTCGCAAAATCTATCTTCTACACAGCGCAGGGAATCGCGGATTCGATCTGGAATCCAGCGTGGGCATCCATGGATTTTGCGGCAGCAGCGGAGTTTGCCGTAGTGGCAGGCATGGCTGGGGCGGTGGGTCTCGCGATGCCCGGCGGCGGCAGCGGCAGCGGATCTGGAGCAGGCGGTCCTGTTGCCGGCCAGGGCGGTGGGAACGTGCAACTCGGTAGCGGCAGCGGCAGCCAGCAAAATCAGGGAATCACGCATCTCGCCGGCGGAGGCATAGTCACCCACCAGATCATGGTCGGAGACAGCGACTCCGGTGGAGATGCAAACGAAGCTGTAGTGCCACTTGAGAATCCCTCCGCACTCGATGCGATCAGCGCCGCGTTCATGCCATCACTGGCCCGGGCTCTGGCCGCGCCGGCAAATCAGGACCGGACTTATCCCACGATCCCAACCAGCCTTCTTGCACCTTCCACGATGAGCGCGGCCGCATCAGCCATGATGTCCCCTTCCGCGGCCGGACCGGCGCCGACCTTTCCGGAGGCGTCGCCCTCGGATACCGACGACCGCATGGAGAAGTTCGCTGATCACCTCGAGTCCCGGCTATCTTCGAGCGGCAGCGGAGACGTTCACATTCACATGCCGAACCTAAAAGGCGTGGTCTCGCCGGAGTCCATCAAGAAGGTGTTCAAGCAGGCGGGGCGCATGGTGCAGAACCGGCAGCTCACCATCAATGCGACGAACTCGCTACGTGTGACGCGAAGGTCGCAGTAAACGCATCACGGGCTTTTAACCGATTCGTCGATTAAAACCCGACACCCTCCATCGTCGATATAGTAGGTGTTTCCAACTTGGCTATCAGGATGCTTCCCGAACAACACCTCCTCCGCCATGACGCGACAGGCTGCCTTCGCATCTGCCCATTGCTTCATGATTGTGTTCCCGTGAGCGTTGTTTTCCGCCATTCCTGAGAGATATACGTGGCTAGTTAGCTTCACATTTTTTAAGAGACGCCACGTTGCTACATCCCCGACAAGACTAGAGTCGCTCAGCTCTATACCAACATCGCGCTCTAATGGTTGAAAGTGTTCATCCCAGGAATCGAGGATCGAGTTGCAAGTCAGTTGCTCATCTTTGCTCATAAATCCATGGCATTGCTTCATTGACTCATCGATCAAAGCTAAGTACAGCACGCCGATCTTCCGCATATATTTCGAGACAGGCCACTTTGGTAATTCAGGAGTTTTCGCCTTTTTCGAGCGGGGATCCGTTTGTGCTATCGCGGAAAGCGTTAGCAGAATTACGAGAACGGCTCTTGATCTTTTCATCGCGAGGCATTCTAGCCTGCTGGGTGGTTCTCGGCAATAGCCAAATCTTTGCACCACTTATGCAGCACTTAGTAACCGCAGATCTCGCGCGCAGATCGCAATAAAAGCCATGGGCTACCAGACAGTAGAAACCTTCGACCACTACAACACCGCATTCCTTGGATCGATGTTTGATTCCGTGAACGGCTCGCCGCTCGTCTCGTCGAGCTACGCGCGCTTCCCGGCCATTGGCGGATTTCCGAATCAAGGCGTCTTCGTGCCCAGCGGATCCGCGCTGCGCAGGAATCTGAAATCCAACGCCGCAACCCTGATTGCCTTCATGACCTTCGGAGTCCCTAGCCTTCCAGGTTCTCCCCAGGTCATCCTTCCCTTCTGGGATGCTGGCACGATGCAGTGTTTCCTTGGTCTCACCGCGACCGGCGCTTTACAGTTTTTTACGCAGGTCCCAACCTTTGCGCCAATCGCGATCGGTCCGTCGAGCTCCTTCGGACTCATCACGGCATCCAGCAAAGCTGTTCATGGAATCGAAGTGCAAGTCACCTTTTCAGCGAGCGGCGGATCGGTCGAATGCTATCTCAATGGAGCTCTCGTGATCACGCTCACCGGCGGCTTGAACACGATCAAGAGCGCGAATTCCTTCGCCAACCAGATCGGCATCAATGCGCCGCCGGGAGCGGGTTATAACAACGGCCTCAGTATCTATTGCGATTACCTGCGGGTCTGGGATACGACCGGCAGCTACCAGAATGCGCTGGTCGGCTTCGACGTCCGGAAGCTCACGAAGCTGGCGGCCGGCGCCGGCGACCTCACCCAATGGACGCCAAACGGAGCTACCTTCAACTGGCAATGCACGAATGAAGCCTCGCCCGATGGCGACACGACTTACGTCTCTTCGACGAGCACGAATTACGACTCCTACGCGATGGGAACATCGGGGTTCAGCGGAGTTCCGTCGATGACCGTCGTAAAAAGCATCGCCCGCAAGGATGACGGAGCGACGAGGACCTTGCAGATCGGCGTCCGGTCGAGTTCGACGAACGGGCTCGGCTCGGCGTTCACGATGAGTTCCGCTTTTGCCGTCCTCGACACCTGCATCTCGGTCGATCCGGCAACTGGCTCGCCGCCCACAGCGGCCGCTGCCGACGCTTTCCAGCACCTGAAGTTCGAAGCTTCCTAAAATGGCGATCCGCGACACACAAGATGTACTAATCACCGAGCAGCAGTGGACCTCGGGAACACTGCGCGTCACGCAGGACGCCCTGTTCGTCGAGTTCCAGAGCACAAACGGGAATCTTAGGGTCACGCAGGACGCGCTGCTCATCGAGTTCAAGACTGCAAACGCCAAGCTTCGCGTCACCCAGGACGCGATGATCTACGAATATCCCTTCATCAATGCGATGTTCGTTTACCAGGCGCCGGGCGCCAGCGTATTGACCGGTTTTACTCCCGTCTTTCCGCCGGTGAAGCGTCAACCGCTCGCCCTGTGGGGCCTCGAGGCGGTCCGTCACGATTCGTTAACGACCGATGGAATCAAGCGCTCAGTGTTGGAGCGGATCGACAACGTCACGACGCTGACCTTTCCTTACGTCGCGGAAAGCGATATGGCGGCCTGGAAAGCTTTCGAGGAGTATGCGGTCGGCGGAGGAACCTTCGCCTATCGGCCGAACGCGAACGACTGGGCCACCAACCCATGGGACAACACGGGATTTTCGACCTTCAAGCTGATCGACATGGACTGGAAGCCGAAGTTTGAAGCGCCGTTAGCGTTTTCGCTCGAGATGAAACTGAAGCTCGTAAAGGACATGTGAGCCGATTCGCGCGCAGCTTCATGAAGTGCTCATCTTTTTTTTCGATGCCGGGATGAACTCTTTTCCGCATTTCGGACACAGGAATCGGTTGCGGTCGAGCAAAAGCAGGCCGGGGGTGCCGGAACGCATCTTCTCGCCGCACTCCGTACAGACGATGAAAAGCGAGTTCTTAATAGCAGCTAGATTGACCCTGTCGCGCGGCATCAGGCAGCCATTCTCGCAGGAATCCTGTGTGATCCGTCAAGCCGTCCACCTTCAATGACTGTTCCCTACATTCAGTGCATGTTCATCTATCCGGCCGGGAGCCCGGTGGCGAACGTGCAGTTCACGCCCACGCTTCCGCCGACCGGCAAACAGCCGCTCGACGGCCTAGCCGCGACGCGCCACGACTCGATCACCAGCTCCGGGATTAAGCAGGCGGTGCTCGAGCGCATCGATGACATGATGACGCTGACTTTTACAATGGTCCCGCAAAGCGACCTGCCGGCGTGGAAGACGTTCATGCTGTACGCGCTCGCCGGCGGCATATTCGCGTACCGGCCGAATGCAACCGACAACACGAACTGGAATGACTACACGATTGAGTCGCAGGACTGGACGCCGAAGTTTATCGCGCCAGGTTATTTCAGTTTCGAGTTTCAGTGCCGGATGCTCGTAGGATCTCCGCAGGTGTCAGGAAGCTGATGGATCCGAAGTTAGCGCATTTTCGTCAACGAAGACGCATGGCCCGCGAAGCACGTCGCGCTCGAAAATTGGGACAGAACGTTTTTGAATACAGGATGCGGCAACTATCGAGGCGGCTTGGAGAAGGCCAAGAGCTTCGACTCGGGAGAGACGGTTACCAGCTTCCCTCCTCTATTTGAGCAGTTATGGTCCGCACAGCCGTCGCACATGTAATAGCCGCGATGATCGCGCTCGTGATAAACGATCGTGGTTGCTGGACTCCCACAGGCGATGTATCGGGAGCGGCTAAATATTGAAGCTTCTTGGCACATGGAGCCCGCGGGAATCTCGATAAGTGGGATCTCGCCGGCAGTGGGGATTGTCATCTTCGGTCGAAAATCAGCCACTAATTTGTCGGCCATAGTGCCCAACATCCTAGCATGATCGCCGCCACCGTCAATTTCCAGACAGCGCTTGCCGCATACACGTCGGGCAAGATCATCGTGCAGGTCGCGATCGCCGGCTATTCGCGCGTCTTCACGAACTACGATGACGGCCTTTCGGGGCACTATCGCTGGATCGTCTCGGTCGACGATCTCGATCTCACCGTGCAGGACCTCGACGGCGGAGCCGACCAGCGCACCGGCGGCGTCACTGTGCAGGATGTGGGCGGAGCGATCACTGGAGATTTCCCCGGCTTCATTTTCGAAGGCAAGCAACTCACGATTCAGATCGGCTTCCCCGGGCTCGCGCAGGGAGACTTCTGCACAGTCTTCACGGGTTTCATAGATACGGTCAGCTCCGCCAACGCCAACTCGGAATACTACATTCAGTTTTCCGACGCACAGGTGCAGCTCGCGGCCGTCGTCTTTCAAACCGGCGACGATGGCAGTCCCACATCTTCGACGAACGTGCGCACCGTGAGTGGGCATCCGCTCGACATGTTGCTCGAGATCTGCCGGGAACTGAATGTGCCGGCCGACACGACGACGATCGAAGCCTACCGCGATGGTCCTTTCGCGGGCACGATCTTCACGTTCTTTCTGACGCAGGCGCCGGCGGCCGCAGACTTCATCAAAGCGCAGCTCATGAAACCCCTGGGCGGCTACATGTGGATCAACGCCGCGGGCTTGCTCACGGTGCGGTTCTTCTATCCGCTCGCCGGTCCGGTCGCGATCGGTTCCTTCGGCCCATCGAATTGGGAGGGCATCCCTGAAGCCGGGCAGACCGACATGGTCAACACCGTGCAGATCCAGTTCGATCTCGACGATGCGACAGCGAACAGTAATTCTAGCGGCAACTATCTCTCGTCGGTCACGGAAGAGTACAACCCCAGCTATCTGCTCTACGGCAATCTTTCGAGCGAGATGACGATAAATGCCGACGGCCTGCGCTCGGCCTTTCAGGGTTTCTTCATCGCGGGCCTGACGGCGATTCTGATCTTCATGCGCTACGGCTTCAAGAATCTCACTTTCGACAGCCAAAGCTCCGGAGGAACAAACCCCGATTCAATCTGGAACACACTGCTCTATGAGCCTGGCGATATCGTTTCCGTGACCCATCCGCAAGTGCCCGATCGCAAAGCGGGCGTGATCGGCATCACGAACAAGCTTTTCGAGATCCTCAACAAGACGATCAAATTCACGGAAGGCAAACTCGCCTACACCATGATCGATGCGAGTTACCTGAATAATTTTGGCCTCTATAAGATCACTCCGCCGGGCGAGCCTCTTTACGTCGCCGACTCCAGCGCTAATAAGGCTCAGTACATGTACTTCTGCGGATCCAACGGCGAGTATTCGAACGGAGACGCGGGGCACACTCTTGGCTAACAGTCCTATGGCACGCGTGATCCTCATCTCGGTAGAGGTGGAAGTTGCGGCAGAGGTTGAAAATCTGGTGACTCTTCGGACCGAGTATCTGCTGCGCATCGCCGTGCGAACCGAAGACCGAATAATTCTGCGCGAGAGCTTCGCGATCGTTTCCGAGCAAGACTACTAATGTCTCAACCACCCTTCATTCAGAAAATTGACGGCTCGAATGCGAACGCCAACTCCCTGACCCTAACTCCGTCCGCAACGACCGGCACCGCCCCCGGAGAATTGCTTCTCGTCGGCGTTATTCTGAACACGAACGGATCGCAGTCTCCCCAGCAAGTTGCCGGCATCATCGACAGCCAGGGCACGCCAAGCGTTGGCTCTCCGGCCGTGTCCACAGGCGTTCCCGTCAATAACTGGGTCTTCCTCGGCAGCGCGAATAACAATGGCATGCGCATGGAATGGTGGGCTTGCAAAGGCCCGCAGCCGATCACCTTCCTCACCATCAATCTCACGGGTCTTCAGTCGATCATCGCCTTCATGCTCGAATATTCCGGCGCCGGCGGCGTGAACTTCCCGAGCTTCCAGGCTCTTCAAACAAACCAGAACACGATCGCCACGCAGTTCATCGTCGAGACCGCCGCCGTCAATCCCAACTCGGGCTCGGAGCTGATGATTGGACTGTTTTCCGCGCTTGGGGATACGTTCAACGCGAGCCCGCCAACGCCGGCGAGTTCTCCGCAGACAGTCCGGTCGACCAATTCCCTTTCGATCCCGCCGGCGCTCTCTTACCAGGTGATCGAGCAAGGAACTCCAGCGAGCGTCGGCTCTTTCACTGGAGGCGGCGAAACGGTCGCGCTGGCCGTTGGCGCGCTGAATATCACGGCGGAGAGCGCGACGCAGCTCGCCACGCCTACCAACGTCTCCGAGAGCACGATTCAGTGTTTCTACCTGATGATCTCGGGTGGCCTGATCCTGAACACGCCGCCGGGATTTTCAGATCAACCGGACGCATCGCTCGCCGACGGCAAGTACGCGCTCGGAGGGCAGCTGGCAAAGATCTCCTCGAATGCCGCGCTCGGTATGTGCCGCATGGAGGTATTCTCGGGACTTTTCCAAAACGGACAGAACGCCTCCGGGCCGTGGATCTCGCCCGTCGACGGCTACACCTACCAGGCGAACGAACTGCTTTACATCTGGGGAATCTGGTCGACCGCGAATCCCTCGAGCGGCTGGGTGTCGGGAATGGCGCTCTGGTACTGCAACTGGAATGTCGACCAGGAAACCGGCGACGTGACCTGCGAGGAGTGGTACGGATCGGACGCGCAGAAGTGGACCTCGAACGATGGCACGCTCCAGGTCTTCGTCATCGCGCAGCGCCAGAAGAACACTCTCACGGTTTCAGAAACTCCGGTCTGGGCGCAGCAGCAGGCGTCGGGCTTCGTTACCGATCTTGCCTATTCCACCGACCTCTTGACCGCGATGAACCGCAACTCGAAGTTCGCGGTGATCGGCCAGGAGTGCATCTTCATGGGCGCATTCCACAACGGCCAGACCGTCCCGCGGCCGGTGAGTCCCGCCGATGACTATGAATATGCCTATTCGGAGGCGAAATTCACTTTCTCCTGGATGTTTACCACGGAGACGGATAACGGCGAACAAGAAGTCACGCCGCTGACGTGGGATACCCCGGGATACAACCTGGCAACGCTTGGCGCCTCAATCAATGCCTCGAGTGGGGTCGTGAGTTGCGGGGTTGGCTTAGGTGGTTACGCGGGACAGGGCAACACGGGACTCCTCACCGGCTACGGCATGATCGCCGTTTTCGCCTTCTGCCAGCGCTCGCGCACGGGCGCCCCTTCGCCGGCGGCAAACTCGTTCGCGGAAATCAATAACGACATTTTCTATCCGGGAGCCACTCTCCCGGCCGGCATCGGTGCGCAGATCGTCAACAACATCAATGAGGCGGCTTGCAGCCCTGAATTTTTTGGCCCGACTCTCTATGAGTTTGGAGCAACCATCCCGACTCCGGTCTCTCCGATCGACGGCTATGTGTATCAGCGCTCGGAGCTGGCCTACATCTGGGAGTGGGGAGAAATGGTCGCCTATCCCTCCTGGCCGCCTCCAACCTCAGCCAATCAGCGCACAGCCCTATTCTCCGCGCAGGTCAATCAGGAAACGGGAGTCGTCGAAAACACGATTAGCGTGGTGGGCTCGAACACGCTGTACACCTCGGTCGTCTGGAGGCTTGCGCCTGGCGGCCCATACATTCCCTACACGGCGCCAGGAAGCGGCGGAGGCGGCGGATCGGGCACCGTCGCCGCGATCAGCGTGATCGTGGTCGGCATGCGCAGCGCGCAGCAATCCGAAGTCTCAGGGACGGGATCGACTTCCCCCAGCGGTTCGGCTTCGGAGATCTCCGACCAGACACCCTCGGGTCAATTTTTGGTGAACGGAATTTAGATGGGCGGCTATAGCTCACTTACGGAACAACCGACAAACTTCACTGCGACGACACCGGCTGCTCCGGGCGGCGCGGTTAACGTGGTCCCGCAGGCGGATGCTCCTACGCCGCCTCCGACGAGCGTGGTGCGTAATTTCTCCGCTTACGTGCCGCCGATGACAAGCTCGAATCCGGGCGCGGTCCCGACCCCGCCGAACGATCCAACCAAGTTTCTTGATGGAACTGGCCATTGGACGAAGCCGAGCGGCGGAGGCGGTTCGGGTAATCAAAATATTTCTTACTACCTATCGCCCACGTCGATCATTCCGCCGGAGATCAGCTCTCCCGCGGGCCTCAATTGGGCATACCGGGTCAATGCCACTTACGCATTCAATGACAACGGGGCTCTGGTCATCACGACGTTCAGCTCCGGAGGAACGCCGGAGATCCTCGGCGAACTCACTCCAGTTGGGAATTACGACGCTATCGGATGCTTTGGCGCGAATCCATCGCTCATCAGCGGCCAGACGACTATTTTCGGAATTGCGCTCTGGGATTCGGGCAGCGGCAAGGTGGTCTCGTTTGAGCTGAACATGTCGCAGGGCACGGTGCCGCAGCTCGTGCTCGCGCACCTGTCGAGCTTCACGACCTTCGTCACCAGCCCCTATGCCATCAACAACTACCTCGGTCTCGGGCAGCCGATCTGGCTGCGCATCAATTGCAGTTCCGGAAAGTACACCTTCTACGTAAGCGTCGACGGCCAGTCCTGGGACCAGGCGTACCAGGAAAGCACGACGGCTTACATGCCGGCGGCCGCCGATCACGTCGGAATCGAGTACTACAACAAGGCGTCGACGCCAGCGAATGTCGTGATCCCGCACCTCTTCGTGGGATAGCCGGCTCGAAAACTTTCTTAAGCAACTACGGGGACACACATGATGCAGCCTGACCTATCGACGCCTTCCGCACGTCTCGCCCTCGTCACTCCGCACGCCATGAAATACGGGCTCGACCCAAAGATCGTCGCGGCGGTGTGCGAACAAGAGAGTAGCTGGAATCCATTCGCTATCCGTTTTGAGCCCGCTTTTGAGGCGCGCTACATCAAGCCCGCGATTCCGTCCGCGCCCACCACACGCGAGATGACTGAGGCTATGAGCTTCGGCCTGATGCAGATCATGGGCGAGGTTGCGATCGAGTTCGGATGGCGCGGGAATTTCCTGAGCGAACTCTGCGATCCGGACACAGGCGTCGAATTCGGCTGCAAGAAATTGCAGAAATGTTTTTTCATTCACGGCGGCGATGAAGACTGCTCGCTGCTCGCCTACAACGGCGGCAGAAATCCGAATTACGGACAGCAGGTTTTAGCAAGAGTCAAAAACTACGAGGTGACCACATGAACAAGCTGAGTGAGCTGAAAGCCGTTATCACATCGACCTGGCATTCCCTTTCCCCGGCGTGGCAGGCAACGGTTGTCGTCGCCGTAAGCGCGGCGGGGACATTCCTCGGAGATCAGGCGGGCAGATATCTCCTCGATCCCTCAAGCGCGTGCTGGACGTGGCCCTGCTTGCGGCATTTGCTTGTTGCGGCGGTCGGCGCTGGAGTTGTGGCCGGGAAAGCCTTCTACATGCGCCCGGGCCCCGGTCCGAAGGCCGCGGCGCCTGCGCTGCCCGTGGCGGATCCAGCGAAGTGAAAAAGGCACTCGAGTTCGCATCCGTTTGCGCGCTGATCGCGATCGCCTTTTTCTTTATCGTTCTCTCGCTCGGAGTAACCTCCGTCTCGCGCGAGCTCGTCGGCACGCTGGCGGCAGTGCACAAAACCGCGGACGCCGGCACGGCCGCGGCCGCGGACCTGCACCCGGCGATCGTTGATCTTCGGCGCACAATCCTCGTCGCCGGCGGGACACTTAACCTCGCGCGGCAGACGATGCGCAATGAGCAGACTACGATTCGCGAGGGGAACGCGCAGACGATCGCGACTATGAAGAACGTCGACGAGCTCGTCGCCGGCGTCGACAAAAGCCAGCGCGAAATCACTGAGCATGCCGATAAAGCGCTGGCCTCGATCGAGACAATCGAAACAACGATCGAGCCGGTCCTCGCTTCAGTTCCTCCCGTGTTGGCCCAGACGCGCGAGGATATCGCCGCGCTCGAACCTGTAATCGCGGCCGCCAAGCCGGTCCTCGATAACACCGCAGCGACGATGGCAAATGCCGATCGCATCTCTGCGGATCTCGCGACGTTCACTGATAACGCGGTGAAGCCGAAGCCCTGGTACAAGCGCGCCGCCGGCTACGTCTGGGCGCCGGTGAAGCTGGCCGCAATTTTTGCAAAGTAATTAAAACCTCGGAGGAATCACAAATGAGCACAACCGCAGTTACACCCGCAGCAGTGAAAACCAAAACAACGTTCTGGCACAAAGTGGAAGCCGCCCTCAAGAAGATCTTCGGTTCTTCGACCTGGGAGCAAACCGCAATTTCGGTTCTCACTTATGCCGGCCCGATTCTCCAGACGGTCGTCGCGCTCGCTGCCGGCGGACCGGCTGAAGCTCTTGTCGCCGCGGCCATCGCCACAGCCAAGAGCGATCTCGGCGTAGCGGCCGCGATCGTGAATGGAGTGACCAGCACGCCGGCGCCGAACGAGGTCGCACTGTTCGTGAACTCGATGAACAGCATCAAGTCGAACCTCACCGGACTGCTCACCGCAGCTGAAGTGAAGAATTCCGGAAAGCAAGCAGAGATCACGTCGGCCGTTAATCTGATCGTCGACGAAATCGATGCTTGCGTGGCGCACGCGCCGGCAACGCAGAGCTAACCCGCCTTCACTAGCTTCCCTTCCCCGCTGTCCCCCTGGATCGTCTGGGGGGCGGGGAGGGCCATCACCCGCTCAAGATCGTTCAACGCCTTCTGAACTTTCGGCTCGCTCAAGGAAGGCACGGAGTATCCCATGTCTTTCCGCAGGGCAAGCCAACTGTGTAGGCCATAAGCGAAGTCATTGGCGATCATCTCTCGGACTAATCCGTAGACGACAAAGTTGAGGGGTTGAGTCCTCTGTGGTGGTTCATCTCCCTTCGCCATTAGATCGCAGCATGTCACACAAATGGACACCGAGGCTGATGGTGAGCGTGCATTTTCATCGAGGCCGACTGCTCGCAGGCGTATGTCAGCAACAAAAGCCACATCTCTTGGTTCGACCATCTGGCAACACTTCAGGCAGGGAGCGGCTTGGCGGATCGGCATAATTCGTTTTCTCCAGTGTTTATCATTGTGGAAACCATTTCCAAAATGCTTTCGGGAATGCGAAAGTAGTGTACCTGACTGCTCTTGGTGGGAGAACCTCCATGGTAAACAAGATTACCTTCGATTCGAATTCACACCGGCGTCACGTCCGGTTTTTGAATGGGCGCGGATAAGATCGCCTCGAATGATCGATTTCGCTCAAATCAAATTCACGCCGCGCGATCGCGAGATCCTCGACTGGCTCCTGCTCGGCATGTCGAACAAAGAGATCGCGGCGAAGCTCTCCATTTCTGACCGTACAGTTAAGCAACATCTGCGAACGATATTTCTCCGCGCGGGAATTAGCGAAGGGCGAAAAAGAGTACGACTAGCGACCGCCGCTATTATCGCCCAGCGGTCCGAAACGCAGGTCAGCGCATGAGTACGGCGGCCGCTGCAAAGCCGATCCTCGTGGTCACGAAGGACGAGCTCCTCGAGCTCGCAGAATGGGAGCGCAAATACGCCGATGCGAAGAAGCGCACCAGCGCCGCGGAAAAGGAAGTCAACTTCCGCCGGCAGGCGCTCGCCGAAAAAGTTCTCGGCTTAAAATCCTCCGACGAGATGAAGAAGCTCTCGCCCCGACAGGTCGACAAACTGTTCACTGATCGACGCGCAGAAGGCGACTGGAAGCCAGAGCGAGGCGCGCCCATATTTTCCTTCGTAGAGACAAGCCACGGATCCTATCCGGCCTGGAAGCAGATCTACATCGGAGAATTTGGCGAGAGCGCCGCCGCCGGCATCGTCAACGACACTCCGGTCACGCATTCCTACGCAGTTGAAGTGACGACATGATCTTCAGCCACTCGGGGCCGACCGAGATACACAAAGCCGAAAGGGAACGAGGCGAAGCGCCCAGGTGGACGGTCCTCGCTTCCTTTCTAATTTTTCCCGCCGCAGTCCTCGCATCGTAACCTGGCGCGCCGACAGCGCACCGCGCACTGAAGTGCAATGCAAAGCGGGTCGGCTTCCCGGTTACTCCCCGCACGCGCGTTAGCTTTCCCGCCTTCCTGCAGATCGCGTACAGCTCTCGATTCTCACCGGCCTCACGGTTTCAGCGTCTCGATTTTCCGCACACCTCGCATTTTTCCGCACGGCTCTGATTTTTCCGCACGCAGCCCCTTGTTCCGGCTCCATCGTCGCGCACAAAGGTGTGGCCCTTGGTTTGCTTTGCCGCCTCTCAGGCAAGTTGTTGGGGTTGTTCTTGGGGGTTGGGTGTCCAAAATAGGCGCGCGTTGTTGGCGCGCCGCCGAAGTGGTGTTGATGTTGCTTTTGACGGACCTGTGCGCCGCTGTGAATTTTTGGGGCTACAGGGTCTCTCTCCCTAAGATCAAGAGCTTAAAAGCTTTTTCGGTAGCTAAAATTGCAGGTCCAACTAGCTATTTATGCAGGTCTAGAGGGCTGCAATTATTGCCCTTCAAAAAGCGCTCGTCGCGCAGCTGGCGTGGCGAAAGTTAGGCGCAGGCACCAAGGATGCAACCCCCCACCGAGGGTGCGCTGGGCTTGTGGAAATCTCTACTGGCGGGATGGCGGCCCGAAAAAAACCTTGCTTTTTACATACGGCTAAGCATATAAGTCTCGGTCATGGCGAAACCGGCGGCGGTCACACGAGAATCAATCCTGAAGGAACTCGGCAGGATTGGCGGAAAAGCTCGGGCCAAAAAGTTGAGCGGCGAACGGCGAAGCGAGGTCGCCCGGATCGCCGCTCGTGCACGCTGGGATAAACGCGGTCAACAAGAGAGGCAGGCAATAGCGTGACCTGTCCGGAAATGAACACTTTTACCCGCATAAACACTGGCGCGTCCGATCACGCCATACAACAGGTATTATGTGAAATCAGCCCGGAGCCTCCAAATCTCCGGCTTTCTGAACCCGTAACAACCCCCACAAATTCGCAGCCGTACCTGGTTCGGCTATTTATTTTCTCCGGTCCCGAGGAAGCAAATGGCCAGCTCAAAGCACTTCTTGCGGCGCGTCGCGCACCGCGAAATCAAAACCTATGCGTTCGTCAGCGAAGTCCTCGAGTGTGGGCACCGGAAAGACGTGCAACCCGAAGCCGATCCGCTGACAGCGAAGCTCCGCCACTGCGAACAGTGCGCGAAGGCCGTGCTGGAGCCGCCCAAGAAGCAGCCGGCATACGCGCCGCGCATTCCAGCCTGGCGCAGAGACAATGCAGCCTAAATTTTAAGAAAGGGAGTTAGAAAAACAAACGGCGCGGAAGTCATCCGCGCCGCGCACAACCGTCGCCCGACCGCCAAAGTCATGGCAACATCAAGAGCAGACTACCCCAATTCGGAGCATTTCCCTAGCGCAAAAAGCGGCCACGTCTGGACCAAAAAGCAGATCCTCGATCTGATCCAGAGGGCTGATTTCAGCGAGCGGCGGCCTGCGAAAATCCGGGTCAAAGTGGAGGGCAAATGGACGGTCAAGGAAGGCCATCGCTACTACGGCCGCTATCACATGAACCGGTTCCTGCTTTCCGTATGGAAAGCTTCGACGGCGCCGAATGGCAAGGAAATATTTTTCTTTGCGGGCGTGCCCAAGTACCGCCGCGAGGCCCACCTTTCCGACCGGCAGACGCGCTACAAGATCAAGGAAATCCGCGAGCGCTTCCGCGTCATCACAGACACCACGAAGCAGCGGGCCGATGGCCGCAGTCCTCGCACTTACGAATTCCATCCGCAAGTTCTGCAACGCCTCAGGCCGCACCGTTCTCCCAAAGCCGCGCCCCTGACGCCTCAAGCGGTTCCCGCCGCGCCGCCAGTTCAGCAACCACCGCGCCACGCGAAGAATCCTTTCGCAAAAACGCTGCGCTCTGGCGATGCCCGCAGGCTTACCGAATGCATGGGGCGGTTGATGCTCGGCAGTCCAGATCTCGCGCCAATGTTACGCGACAAAGCGATGGCGGTCGCGACCGGACGATGCAGTCTGCGGATTCAGGATGTCGAGCAATACCTGCGGGATTGCCCGTGGGACTTCCAGGACTGGAAAATCGCGAAGGCCACTGAAGCCAAAAACGGCGTGAAGGGCCAGTGCGCGCGACACCCGGAATCCGGCCTCACGCAATGGGGAACGTGCTGGGGCTGCTACCAAGAGTCGTACAGCTCCGATCCGTGAGAACTCCCGGGCTTTAATATTCGGCCCGTCTGGGGTGCAGATGGGGGATGTTGCTGCACCTCAGATTTTTCTTTTAAGTCGCAGTCAGTGAGGGGACACTCCAGTGCTGAAAACTCTTTTTCAATTCGTCGGAGTTTTTCTCGTCGTTGTCGGAGCCCTCTGCGTCCTGAGTTTCTGCCACGCGGCAGCGCAAGCGATCCAGCCGGAGGATGAACGTCAATGAAAGCTTCTCGCGGTTTCACCGCAAAGCTCAGCATCGCCTGGCTGATCGTCCTCATGGTCCTCGCCTGGTACGGCCATCCGCTTACAGCCGGCTGCATTGGCGGCCTCCCCTGGCTACTTCATCGCAAGTTCGAACGGAGGCGATCGCGGTGAGCAAACTTCCCTTCCCAGAGCGCGTACTGCATCAGCACGCCGCAACGCTCGGCAAAACCGGCTCCGGAAAATCCTCAGCGCTGCGCGTGATCGTCGAGCATCTTCTCGACAAAGGGCGCCGCGTCTGCATCGTCGATCCGAAGGGCGACTGGTGGGGATTGAAGTCTTCGGCCGACGGCAAGAGCGCCGGCTATCCCGTCATCATGTTTGGCGACTTCAAGGAACCACGCGCGACCGACGTTCCGATCAACGATCGCAGCGGCAAGCACGTTGCTGAATTGATCGCCACCGGAAACCGGCCGGCCGTTCTCGGTTTCCGCGGATGGATGCCGGCGCAGCTCGTGCGCTTCTGGCTGGATTTTGCGCCGGCTCTCTTCAACGCAAACGAAGGCGAGCTCTACGTCATCATCGACGAGGTTCACAACTTCGCGCCGAAGGGAAAGATTTTCGATCCGGACGCCGGCAAGTGCCTGCACTGGACCAATCGCATCATGAGCGAGGGCCGCGGGCTTGGGCTCACGTTCTTCATCGCGTCGCAGCGGCCGCAGAAGGTCCACAATGACACGCTCGACAATTGCGAGACTCTGATCGCCATGCGCGTGGCTCACCCGGCCGCGCGTGAATCCCTCAAAGACTGGATGGACGGCAACGGCGACCCAGCCAAGGGCAAAGAAATTCTCGCCACACTCGCACAATTGAAACGCGGTGAAGCCTGGGTGTGGTCACCGGAGAACGAATTCGGTCCGTCGCGCGTGAAGTTCCCGATGTTCTCGACGTTCGATTCTTTTGCTCCGCCGCAACTGCAAAAGAAAGTCTCTCAAGCTGGCTGGTCGGAAATAGATCTGGACCAGGTCAAACAGAAACTCGCCTCAGTGATCGCAGAGGCGAAGGCCAACGACCCGAAGGAGTTGAAGGCTGAGATCCTCCGGCTGAAACAGGATCTCGCGAAAAAGCCCGTGCCGGTTGCGACACTCACGGCGAGCGATCGCAAGATCGCCGCGCAGGCCGCAAAGGCTTCTGTTGCCACGCTCACCGAGCAGCAGAAGATTATCGAGCAAATGCGAGCGGAAGTGGAGGACGCGATGAAGGTCATCGCCAAGATCACGGCATTTGGATTCGAGCAGACGAAAGTGAATCCGAAGCAGTTGGAACAAGCGGTCGAGAAAGCAGTTGAGGAGCTCGGACGCTCGATCGCCGCCGCATCCGACATTCGGCGTAAGGAATTCGATCAGCTCAAACGCGAGGCCCAGTCGCTTTTGAAGAGCCTGGAGCGCATCATCGACAAGAAGCTCGATATCCGCGTCGATGTTGTGCGCGCACAGCCGCCTTTTGTCCTAGGAGCTGTTCCGCCAGCTCCCCGCACGCCGCGAGTCGCAGAGCATCGGTCTCCGCCCGCTCCGGTCGCGGGCGGCGTATCCAGCAACGGCTCGCTTGACAAGGGTGAGAAGGCGCTCCTGCTCGCGGCCGCGCAATGCCATCCTGCCGATCGCGTACAGCTCTCGATTCTCACCGGCTACAAAAAGTCCACCCGTAATCGCTATATCCAGTTTTTGCAGGCGAAGGGTTACGTCGAGGACCGCAACGAGAAAATTCTTCCGACGTCCGAAGGAATGGCAGCTCTCGGTGCTGACTACTCCCCACTCCCGACAGGCGCCGAACTGCAACGCTATTGGCTCGACCGCTTACCAGAGGGGGAGAAAAAGATTCTGGCCTTCGTCCTTGGAGCCGGCGGCTCCGCAGTCGATCGAGAGGCGATCAGCGAAGCGACGGGCTACATGAAGTCCACGCGGAATCGCTATATCCAGTTTTTGCAGGCCCGTCACCTGCTGAAAGAAGGCGGAGTGGGCGTAGTCGAGCCGGCCGCAATGCTTTTCGACGGAGCCGCGGAAAGGTCTGCCTGATATGTCCTCTACTCTCGTCTTCGCGCCTGCGCCTCACAAGCCGCCAACGCAGTTGAAGCTCGTCTCCGCGCAGCCTGTGAGGTTTGACGCGGCCTTCATCGAACGCCGGATGCGCGAGCACCACGAATGGCAGGATCGTCTCGCTGCCGAAGCCGCGTCGGAAATCATTGCCGAAGTCGCGCTCGGGCTTCAGTACGTCGAAGATGTTCGCGCGCGGAGACTTTCATGACCTCCCCCATCCCCACCCCGCTCGACACCCGTCTCTACCAGGAGATGCGCCACTGCATCCGCTGTGGAGGTCCACAACTGTTTATCCCGGTGGATGAGTACGAGTTCGGGCGTGCTGGATTCTGCTTTGGATGTGGGGAAGAAAAGATCGTGCCGTTCACGAGAGTGAATGGGGAGGCGGCGTGACTACCTGTCGCGTTTCGCCGGCGCCAGACGACGTGATGAGCGGAGCCGTCGCTTTTGCCGGCCGAAGCGACACGTCTTTCACCGCGGATAGCGACACGTCGATTCCGCCAGGTTCGCGACGCGTTTCTGGATCCGCAAGCGACCCGTCGCGAGGATCCGACGTCGACGCGCGACGCTGCTTTTGGTGCCGAGCCGTCCTTCCTGCAGAGAAACGACGCGATTCGAAATTTTGCGGGAAGTCCTGCCGGCAGGCCTCGTGGAGATTTCTTGTCGGTCGCGCCGATATCGAAGCGACGGATCGGCCGATGACTTTCGCCTATGCCGATCCGCCGTATCCGGGCAAGTCCCACTACTACGCCGAGCGCCGCGAAGTCGATCATGCGTCGCTCCTCGAGAGACTGACGCGAAACTATCCCGATGGCTGGGCTCTCTCTACGTCGTCGGAGGCCTTGCGCGACGTTCTGTCGCTTTGTCCTCGAGGAGTACGCATCTGCGCGTGGTTTAAAGGGCCGCGCCACACGAAGAGCCGCCGCGCCCTGGTTTCATGGGAGCCGGTAATTGTCGCAGGTGGCCGTCCGTTACGGGTAGATGTCGTTCAGGACCTAAGCGACGGATTGGTCGCGGTCGGCCGATTCAGAACGTTCCCCGGCGCGATGATCGGAATGAAGCCGCCGGCATTCGCAGAGTGGATGTTCCGGCAGCTCGGGGCGTCGCGTGTCGATCGACTCGACGACTTATTTCCCGGCAGTGGCGCGATCGGTCGCGCTTGGGCCCGCTACACGGATAAAGAATTGGCGATCGCGGGAAGCGACGCCTAGAAACGTTCTTCCCGGAAACACCTCGGCCCGCGCTCAAGTTTCGATGACGTGAAGCGCGGGCCGAAGATTGGAACTACTCGTGACGTTGATCCCATCTTACCTCAACCCCGATTGGAGCTTGGTGAAGCTCATGGTTCAGATGCTATGGAAGATCAGTTTAGGTACGGGAGCTGTTCTCTCGATTCCTTGTGTCTACGCTTCAGAGGCGTGGGGCAAATCACTTCGGGTCCCTGCCCCTCAACTTTCACGCGTCGTGGTCAAAGCGGAAAAGGCAAAGGCGAGAAAGGCGGTCGCGTAAATGGCGGATTCAGATGTTTGCGAATGCGGAGACTACCGAAGTCAGCACGAGGGCGGTCACGGCGCCTGCAAAATATGCCGATGGAGCTCGGCTCCCTATGACGGATGCGTGAAGTTCCGACTCCCGCGCCAAAGAATTCAGGTACCAAAATTTCCCGAGCCTCGAAAGGCAAAGGCGAGAAAGGCGGTCGCGTAAATGTCTGACGAACGCATTCACGAAATCATCTCGGAGTCGTTTAAGAAAATCGACAACGATCCCCCCGAAGCGGCTTACGACGCCATCAAGAAGGCTCTCCGGGCGTGGCAGGGGAATGCGGAGCACGCGTTCCGCACCTTTTACATGATGAAAGACGATCCCGATGCCGCTAACGCCGCCGTCCAGATTTTGAAATCACTCGACCTCAAGTTGGGGAAAGAAGACCTGCCTACAACGCGAGACGTGCTTACAAAGCTGATGGGGAAGTTTGAAGAGGCAACCACAGATGGAGATTTGTCTGATATCAAGCAGGAAGATATCGGCGGCGTGTACCTGTGGCTTCTATGGGCAACTGAGGCCTCGGCATGACCGAGCACTACTCCAAGCAAACCGTCTCCGTCTCCGCCTTCTGCTCGAAGTGCAACAAGTCAACTGAGCACCGGGTAGACCACGGAAGAAAAGGCCCATGCCTTCGCTGCGTTGAAAAGCTGCAAGCCGATTTCACCTACCACGAGCAGGAGAAGCGCAAAGAGCAAAGGCAGGGAGTTCTGTTCAGGAGTGCATTTTGAAAGGAGCAACGATGGCGAAGTTTCGTAAGAAGCCGATTGTAATTGACGCATCGCAGTGGTTTAAGAATGGCGATCATCAGAAGGACGGGACGGAGCGATTTCCGCCAAAAGCACCCACTGATGGGCGCGCAACGGGTGCTCCCACTGATCCCCGCTATACCGGAGAATTTGCCGGGGAGTTACTTGAGGGGAAAATTGTTCGCTATTTTCGGCGTCCCGACGTTCCCGGCGAAACTCCGTGTAAGCATTGCGGGAACACGATGCACGTTCACGGCTGGATTGACACGAAAGAAGGCGGTCACATTGTCTGCCCCGGCGACTGGATCATCACCGGAGTTCAGGGCGAGAACTATCCCTGCAAGCCGGACATTTTCGTCGCGACTTACGAAGCGGTCGGGTAACGAGATGGCGCGAGAGGACGGCCCGGTCAAATACTTCTGGGAAATTGCGGTTTCGACTCGGGCAGGGGCTCGCGCCTTTATTTTCTACGGAGCAGGGACCGCATGACACAAGAACAGTGGGATGGGTCCCTACCCACAAACAGCGTGGAGACGGCCATGAGCGGAGGGGCGTGGAATCGTTTTCTGAGAATGCGAATGCAAATGTTTTACGGCACCGGAGACGTTCAGGTTGGCGGCTGGCGCGAGCGAATGGATCGTGTTGATGAGGTTCTCGTGAAACTCGCGATGAGCAAATCGTGTGAGGGTAGGGACCCATCCCATCGGCCCTCGCTCAAAGCAACCGAGGCATAGACTATGACCATCGACGGCTTAGTAACTCAATTTGAAGAGATCGGCTTGCGCGACTTCTCCTCCAAGGTTCAGATGCGGATCATGCTTCGTGTCTTGGGCGAGCAGGTCTCGGAAATCCGGCTCTCCGGCAACCGGCGATTACTCGACGCGACCGACTTCGCCGAATTGCTTCTCACCCTCGCCGACCGGATGCACATGCCCAATGTTCCGCCGCGAACGGTGCTGCAAGCCTTCTGCCCTCACTGCGGACACATCCACGAAAAGTCTGACTGTTGCGGGGTCTCCATGGGCGGAGCTGGGGCGTGCGACTGCAAGGCGGAGGTCACAGCATGAGCGTGGTTCCAAAAGTGACGATGCAGATGTTGATTGATGCGGGCTTTAATGCGTTCGGCCTGCAATTGTTCGCGGAAAGTTTCGCCGGAAGAATCGATCCCAAGAATCCGGATGGCGGACTTCCCTTCTCATTCTCGTTTCGCGGGCTGCGGTTCACAGTCGAGCGCGAACCTGGCGAAGAAATCGACACGGCACATCACTAGCCATGTGCCTCAAGATGCAATTCGCGGACGGCACCGTTGGTATCATCTGCGGGACGAGGCAAAAAGTGCGCTACTGCTCATGCGGACGGGCTTCCGATTTCCTCTGCGATTGGAAGATGAAAGAAAAGAAACCCGGCACCTGTGACCGCCCAGTCTGCAAATCTCACGCCCAGCAAGTCGGCCCGGACAAGCACCTCTGCCAAGAGCACCGCAAAGCCTATGCCGATTGGTTGAAACGTCACCCCGAAGGCTTTTCGACGAAGCCCGCCGATCCCGCGCAGTTATCCCTTCTCTAAAGCGGCGCGGCCCACGAAAAAAGATGATCCTCGCAGAGACTCAAGATATAATACGCAAGTAGGGTATGAGCCTATGAAGGCTCCCCCCGCTGTAAAGCGAAGGGGGCCTTCACGGCTGTGGCTGAAAGAGTGTGACCTCTAGCAACCACGAGGGTGAGGATAATTAGCATCCTCGCCTCCTTCCAGTCGTAAATTTGCCGTCTCACGACGACAGCGACTGGAAACCCTGGGTCAGGCGGGCTACGATAAGTAGCCCGCCTCCGATTTAAATCTTCTCGTAAACACCTTTCTCCCCAACGACACGACGAAATTCTGGATTCTTGCCCCTCGACATGACTTCCCTTCCGTCCGGGTACAGGCGCACGGCTCCATTGAGGATGAGTTCGTAGCGCAGGGATGACGGCTTTGGTTCACGCTTCCACTGGTAGGGGGAACGGGGGATGGGGCGGCGGCGGATCATGGCTGGCTTAGTTTTCGGACTTGAATCACGTCGCCGACGAGAACCTGCTCGAATCGTTGCGAGGCTAATGCATTCGGCGGAAGGCCCGTCAACCGCCCCTCTTCATTGCAGTATGCGATTGGACGGGAGTGCGGAACGTGTTCGATGTATCCGCCGACCAACTTCTGCAATTCTGCGAGGGTGAACTTTTTCCCATCGGCGGGCTTAACCTCTTCGGCCATATCAGCGCCGACGCGATACAGAAAACCAATTTCAACTTTCATGGTCATCCTCAGTGGGTGCAAGTTAGAAAAGCGTTTGGGAACGGGGGATGGGGCGGCGACGGATCATTTTGCTTCCAAGATTTGACGCACGATTCGGCGAAGTTCGGCGCGGGTGCGCGTGGCGAGTAGCTTGCGATTGTTTTCCGGCGACCGAGAGCCCTTGTGGGCCTGGCGCCAAGTGCCTAGCCACTTCCGGAGATAATCGGCGGACAGCGTAAGAAGTTCAATTTCGCCGCCACCCCCGCAAGCCCAACACGGAAGATAGTCTGGGCCGACTGCGCCTTCACCTTTGCATTCGGAACAGCTATAAACATCGGGCATGGTTTCTCCTTTCAAGGGAACGGGGAATGAGCCTTTGTCGAAAGGGCATAGTGAACTTTCTCGGGGAATTCGTCCGTCACGGTGAAGTCGTCAGGCGATCTCGAAGGTTTTACGCGTCCCCATCCTCCAGTTCGGGGTTGCCTGATACGCTGGAATTTCGTTTCCCCGGGGTTCAGGGAGTGCCGGAACGTCCCCCCTCTTGCTTCTGACACTCCCCTGATTTTCCCGGTTGCTCTGGCAACTAACCCAAATCCTCCTTTCCCCTGGTTGAAACCGAAAGGGTGATTTGGTGGTGCTTTCGGCGGTGGACTGCCGAAACGTTAGGCTCCGTGCGCTTTGGCTTCACCGCGCATACAGAGTTCCGCATCAAGCAGCCGTGCCTGACGAATGCGGTCGAGAGCCGCTTCTGCGAAGAAAGTATCGACGCGGCGAATCTGCTCGTCTATTGCCGCGCCGAGCACCTGCGAGAAATCGGGGTGGGAGAAAACTGGTAGAGTGCTCTGAGCCATTGAAGCCTCCTGTTAGGCTTTGGTTGGTTAGGGCTGATCGGGTGCTTCTAACACCCGGTCTGCCCGTCTACACAGGAATCCTTGCACCTAGCCTGCTAGGTGTCAAGCGTAAAGTGCGGCTCCCCTTGCATTCCTAGCCAGCTAGGTGTAACTTCTTGCGCATGGACGTTCGAGAAATGGCCCGGCTAGGCGGATTGGCCCGTACAGCCTCGATGACGGCCGCAGAGCGCCGGAAGCTCGCTATCAAGGCGTCCAAGGCTGCCGCCGCCGCTCGCACCAAGAAAGCGAAGCAAAAGAAGGCCAAGAAGTCGGCCTGATGTTTGCCCTACAGACGAGGTACGATCGTGAACTCCGTGAAAAGCGCCAAGAAATCTGCGATCGCACACAGTAGGGCAAGCCATCCACAGCTATACGTTAGAATTCCGGGCCACGACTGGCGAGGTCCGAGAATGGCGAAGGCCAGCATCCGCATAAAGTCTGGCGAATATCAATATCTCACCTGGCGCGATGGCGACCAGGTCCGTACCTTCTACCTCGGGAAAAAGCGCCAATCTTGACCAACGCTTGCAGCTCGCCGGCGCCGGCGATCGCGCTCCTCGAGGAGATCGAGGCCTCGGATCCGTGTAGGTCAAAAACGAGTGTTCCGACCTAAAGTCCTTACTCGTTGGTAACTTGCTTCACTTCCCTGCTCAATCCTACTCTCCGAACTGGTTTCGAATCCGGCGGCTCTCTCCGCCACACGCCAGTCGATGCCTGGCATCAAAGCACATTCCCGCAACCTGGGGAGTAGTGCGTCCTTCCAAAGAATAACTCAAAACTTATGGCTGCAACCGATCTGGTTCCTTGCTTCTATACGGGACAGGACTATCGCCTGGAGCGTCCTGTCGAAGTGCGTACCCGCGCCGAAGTACGCGAATTGAAGGCGAAGAAACTCGGCAAGTTCGTCGACAACGGAAAGCTGTTCCTGTTCTTCAAGACGGTGGCGATTCGCCTCAATCGTTTTCTGGATGGACCGCTCGGCACCGGCAACCTACTCCCCTTCGCGAAGCCACACAACTACGGCGACAGGCTGCACTACGAAATGCCGATGGCTGGCGATCGAACCACCTTTGCGCGCCACCGGCGCAAGCTCATTCACGTCTCAGGACGGATCGCCCCCGAGCTGCGCTTTCTTTCCGCGTGAAAACCATCCCCTTCCGCCGTCGCGAAGATATGGAACAAGCCAACGAAAGCTGCCTGATGCGTGTTCATGCAAATGCGCTACCGGCGCGCTGATGATCTCAGGAAAAAGATCGATGGACTGGCAAGCAAGAAAACGCTCCGGGACATTGAGGCCGGGGCTGACCGCATCATGGACGAACATCTAGGCTACGGAATCCCGCAAAGCGAATCGCCGATTGATTTGGCGAAGCGGCTGAACACGTACAGAAAGCCCGATCGCAGCAAGCAATACCAGGATGCGAGCGCCGCAGCTCTCCTCAAATCGAATAATCACCTCTGGTGGCAGGCCCGGCTTCAGAAACAACGAATTTGGATTCTTGCGATGTTGGTTGGCTCCCAATGGGCGGCGATCGGCTGGCTAGCACACGAACTTCTCGCGAGACTGAAATGAGCACCGCAACTCTAACCCACCCGGCCCGCGTAAACACCGCGCCGAAGCTTTCGCATGCTGATCGTCATGTCTGCTGCGACGAATGCGGGAAACGCCTCTCGGTTGTCCTTTGCGCCAAATGTCGAAGCCTCGATGGCGTCGCTAATAATATTGGCGATCAGCTCTGGGGTTGCCTGGAATGCGGAATGGTTCGACCATGGGGATGTCTCACGCCTCCCGATCCACGTCTCCGTCCCGCGCTCGGCTGCAAGGACTGCGACTCGGTCACTCGTCACCAGTTCATAGGTGTCGCATGAATCTCCTCCTCTTCCTGGACACCCACGGCCCTTTGTTCTTCGGAGCACTGCTCCTGATCTGCGCCGTGGTCTGTCGATAGAGGCATCCCGATTGGATCGTCAGTCTTGGAATACCTTGAACCGGATGAGCTCGAGCGCGTGATCTCTGAGGCTGCAAAGCGATCGGATCGCGACCATGTTCTGTTCACTCTCCTCTTTCGCCACGGGATGCGCGTCTCCGAAGCCGTTGGCAACAAGACTCGCCTCCAGGGCACCTTCAGCAAGCGCGATCGAGCCGACGAAAGGGCTGTCGAATTCCCTGGCGCCACCGTCCGAGAAACTTCGCGAAAGTCGCGGCGCGGCCGCGTGACGGTCTACCAGGTGATCACGCCAAAGCCCGTTCTGACGGGCGGACTCTCCGCCGCGGATTTCGCCGACGGCTACATCGACGTGCGCCGGATAAAAGGTTCAAAGCGCACCGTGCAGGAGCTCGAGGGAGTGTCGACGAGGCCTCTTGTTGAAAAATACGTGCGAGAGCATCCAACAGGGCTTTTGTTTCCGATAACTCGAGTGCAGGTTTTTCGCCTGTTCCGGAAGTTCTGTCTTCGCGCCGGCATCCCCCGCCACAAAGCGCATCCCCACATTCTCAAGCACACCCTCGGGCAATCGCTTCGCATTTCGGGAGCGAGCATGCCAGAGATCCAGACCGTGCTCGGGCATGCCTCGATCGCATCGACCGGAGCATACACGGCCGTTGGGGCGAAGGAAGCAAATCAGGCGGTTAAGCGGATGGAATCACGGCGGGATGATGCCTCGCAGGTGGTCTCCGAGCAGGTTGAGTCCCTCGGCGGAATCGGCGTTGCAGAGGTATTGCGGCGCGTTTTGAGACAGTTAGAGCAAGGGCAGAAGCCGAAATCCGCGAAAAAGACGGGAAACCGCGGATCGGCCGCCAGACGCGATCCTCTGCCCTCTCCATCGGTCGGATAGGTAACAAAATTACATTTTGTTACATGGAAGCCTCCAAACAGCCCGATTCTCAGAAGAACTACCAGGAAAGGCTTGCGTTCCTACGCGCCGAGCAGATCAAGGCCAACTTCCTGATTTATGGACGTTCCGTCTTCGTGCTGCATTGCCTGGAAAATTGGACCGGCTTCCATGCACACCGAAACTTGGACCGGCTTCCATGCACACCGAAACTCGGACCGCGGA